GAAGAAACTGTAAACGAAACTGTTAAAGAAGAAACTGTAAACGAAACTGTTAAAGAAGAAACTGTAAACGAAACTGTTAAAGAAGAAACTGTAAACGAAACTGTTAAAGAAGAAACTGTAAACGAAACTGTTAAAGAAGAAACTGTAAACGAAATTGTTAAAGAAGAAACTGTAAACGAAATTGTTAAAGAAGAAACTGTAAACGAAATTGTTAAAGAAGAAACTGTAAATGAAATTGTTAAAGAAGAAACTGTAAACGAAATTGTAAAAGAAGAAACTGTAAACGAAATTGTTAAAGAAGAAACTGTAAACGAAACTGTAAAAGAAGAAACTGTAAACGAAACTGTAAAAGAAGAATCTGTAAACAAAACTGTTAAAGAAGAATCTGTAAATGAAATTGTAAAAGAAGAATCTGTAAACGAAACTGTTAAAGAAGAATCTGTAAACGAAATTGTTAAAGAAGAACCCGTAAAGAAAATTTTTAATATTAATCAGATATTAAACCAGAATAAACAAGATTCAAATGTAATTTCAATACCTATTCCGAAAAAACCTTTACTTAGTAAATTTAATATTTCAAACGCCATTCCTAAAACAACTGTCCCTTACATTCCAAAACAGAAAATGACTACATTAGAAAGAACTAAAAATCTTATTAAGAGTGAAAATGAAAAATACATAAAACTTAATTATTAAATTTGTACTAAAATTTTAGTACAAAATATAGTTATTAATTATTTCTAAAACCAGGTGCATTATAATACCATAAACCATACAAATTAGATGCTAAATTCAATAAGATATATGGTTGGACCATATAATTTGGAATAGATGTAACGTTATCTTGTGTAACTGCTTTTCCGTCTACAGTAAAAAGAATATATTGATCAACATTTGGTGCAGTAGAGCTTACTCCTACGTATCCAGCATAGATTTCTGTTACTATTTCTTGAAAATTTTCAAAGTATGTAGCTTCACAATCCGGAGTTTGATACCATACTTGAAGTTCTTGAGAGAACTGATTAAAAGAATATTTACGATCATTTTTCCCTATAGCTACTGCTTCAACGATTAGAAGAGTGTTATTTGTTGAAGGATCTGCTTGTTGACCCGAAAAAACATCATAATCAGTTGTATAGGCAGTTACCATCCATCCAATGGGTAATTTATTCTTTGATTGATTTATGTTTCCTAGTGAAAAACAAACTCTTGAACTTGTCCCATCAAGGAGAACTGTAGCGCCATCTAATCCGGCATCTGTTTTATCCATAGCAATAACAGCTCTGTACTGAACTGGTGTATTACTAGGTTTTACGGTAGTTCCTCCCATTGTTGCTAATGGTTGAAATTGTTGTGGAACAGTTTTCCATTTAACGATACAATCATCAATTTCAAAATCTTGTTCATTAGAAGAAAATGAAACATTAAAGAGAGAACCTGTACCTTCAGTAAATTTTAAGTTTACAACTTGAGGATATAATGTAAAATTATCGGATTGGAGAATTAAATCTTGGTATTGTTGGAAAAAGATATTTCTTATTTGATTTTGATTTTGATTATCTTGAACTGCAAGATAGTAATGATAGTATGTTACAGAAGGACATTTTACAATTATGGATTTGCTTACCTGTAAATTAAAAGTTGATTTAATATAATCTGCTACTTTTGTTTCAACTGCCGTGTAAGGAGTTTGAATACATTGATCATCAATTTTTCGTTGTACATTTGATTTTGTTCTAGAATTAAACCATGGACCTATATCCATAATTAACTGGTAAACAACGTCACCTAAAGGACCCCATGGATTAAAAGTAAAATTACATTCAGTTTGAGAAAGATCATCGTAATCATTAGCACCTGAATCTGTTTGTTGTATGTAAGCAGTTCGGGTAGGATTGAAATAATCAGCTTTATTATTGTAGTATTGTGTCGCAAAATTAAGATTTGTAATATTAGGATTATTAAGTAAAGAATCTACTCCTTGACATAATAAAATGATATTACTTTGATTATTCGTAACGGCTTTACGGTAAGCATAAAGTACTGCTGCAGCAGTATCACCTATAATAACAGTTGGAGTTGTAGTAGTAGCTCTTGCAGATTTTTCAAAGGAATTTTTACAAACTTTTCTATTATTATTTATCATTCTTGAAGTTTTTGCATCTATTCCTTTTATATCTGTTGTAGCGTTATCAAGTTCTCTAAATTTTTTATTTTGTTCTTCGTCATTATATTGTTGTTGACGTAATTTTTTGTTCTGAAATTTTCTTGTTAGACCTTGATTAGACATTTTTAGTATATAAAAAATTAGTTAATATGAAGAATTACATATTTATCTTAAATATGTAGTCAATTAATAATTGAATATTATATTTACATAGCATTATACAAATTCATTTTAAGTTCTGGAACATACATACCTTCACCAACATGAACATAGTAAACATCATGTTCAGTATCTCCCATAAGATTTGTAGAAACACCACAAATTTTATGATGTTCTTGAGAAATAGGGTTCTTAAATTTAAATTTATCAATTTTCTCTTCTCTTGGAAGAGAAAATCTATAATTTAAATCTTCAGTTGAAGCATTTTCTTTTCCATTAACAATATTTCTATTTTCAGTTTCAAATGCAAGACATATAGGTGTCATTAAAGCAATTCTACAACAGTAAGATTTTATACCAAGAGTGTCAAGAATGATGTACATTGGAATTCCTTCTTCTTTCATTTGAAGAACTTTAGATTTATATCTTTCAATGGGACCATTACATGTTATACATCTGATAGGATACATATGATAAAATTCTGTTTCAGACATTTTTCTTTGTTTAATACTTTCTTTTGTTTTTTATCTATTTATAAAGATTTTTGTTTCATTTTCATTTTTATAATTCAATTGAATGATATTTTTTTACAGTTTTAACACATTGAATATTATCTTTCTGTAATCTCTTTTCACGAATTTTGTTAATATCAAATGTTTTACTCAAACTTTTAATATTTTCTTTTTTAATTGGTTTCATTTCAAAAATAACATTGTTGTCATTGATGATTTCATTTTGTGATATTGGATTATATTCACATATACCGGATGAAGGTAAATATGTTTGATTCAAATTCTGTGATGTTTGAACTATTTCTAGACATTTATTTCCTATAGGGCAGCCAAACATATAATTACCATTTCCTTTTTGTGTATTTCCATTACCTGAAAGACCTGTACAATTTTCACATTGATTTTGTATTTCATCTTGTGTAATAAATAAAGGTAGTGTACATGGACACAATGATGATTCAGATGTATTACAAGGAACCGAAACACCATTCCCTGAAAGACAGTAAGCAAGTCCCGTATTAGAATCATTATAATCATTTTCAAAACAATTACTTACAGGAACTCCATTAATAGAAGGATTTTGAGCGGTTACTAAAGGACATTTCCAATCATCATAACAAAAAAATTCATTTGTTATAGAACTATTAATAGTTATACTTAATATATAGATGAATACTCCTAAAGTTATCATTGAAAGAATTCCAAAAATAAAATTAAAAGTTATTATTACAGAAGTTTTTTTAATATAATTGTTAATTTTATCTATTTCTTTTTGAGAATTTTCTGGATCAGAATTGTAATTCATTTTATGAAAGAATTCTATTTTGTTACCAAGTATTTTGAAATATCAATAGAAGTTCCAGGAGCATAACTACAATAAATTTTAGAGGTATCATCTGGATCAAATCTATAAGCATACCCTGAACATAATTGTGAAAAGAAATAATCTTGATTATTACATGAAGCTGAATCTCCTAATATATTAAATTTATCGCAAACATTTGGAGAACATTCACTTGAAGGTGCTGAACAAGGAATATCTGTAGAAACACCAGGACAAAATATACTAAAACAGAAAGGACTTTCCGTTTTGTAATAACTTGCATTCATTGAATATAAACATATTATCGCGATTAAAGATGTAATGAAAAATAAGATAAGTATTACCAAAATACTTACAGCCTGAGAATATTCTTTTTGTACATTTTCTAAACTTGTAAGTTTTGAAGAACCATTTAATTTAAGATTTTTCACATCGCTCATTTATTTTAAAAAAATAAATAAGATGACCAAAGGTATTTACAATTACAGTTAATTATTTCATTGATCCAAATTAGTCTCATTTTTTATGACTTCATTATTTTTAGTATCTTCAGAAAGTTTAATAATTTGTTCAAGATTTTTAGATTCAGATCTTATTTTTTCGATAGCTATATTTGCATTTTCTTTAGCAACTTTCCATCTAGTGGCACTACTAAAAGCTATGGCAAAAATAGCTACAACACTTCCTATTACTACACATGTAATTAATAAACTTAGAAGAGCTGCTGATTGTTTTTGATCAGTTTTTGCAGATTCTTCATTATAAGAAAGTACTTTCATATAATTTGACATATTACAACTTGCGTTACTTGTTGTTCCAGAAATATTGTAAGCGTTAACATCACCTCCATTAGTATTGTTAATATATAGAAAATTATCTTCAGTTGAGACTGTAGCATTAGCTGAACAGTATTCAGTATTAAGTTGAACTATATTGTTAGCTATTACTTGTTCTATATCTGATGATTGAGATTGAAAAGACCATCCTATAGGAACCCAAAATGGATTTAAAGATCCAGTAGACTGCTTTTGTTGAACGGAAGCTCTTATCATATTACTTATTTCATTATCCATAGTACTTGAGATTGTACATGAAGAATCTGTACTAGTTCCCGTTATATTTCCAACATTAATATTTTTTACAGTAGAGCCACTTATAATAATTGAATTGTCAGAAATATTTTCAACGACAGATGTATTACATACTTGTTTATTAGAATTATAAATCCTGTTAGAGACATCACTAGAAGTTTTTGAAATAGAAGTACTAAAATTAAGACCCATTGTTTTTTGAAGTTATTTATTTTGTTCTTTGATCTTAAAATAAAATGAAATGTAAAAAATGTTTTAAAACTAAATGTAATTGTGTAATATATAGCCCTGGTATAGATATGAGACAAAACCAATGTTTTAAATGTAAAAATCGTAAATGTAATTGCCCTGTAGTAAAATGTATGGTCCCAAGACTTGAACTTGATCCTACATTTAAAAAATATAGAAGAATAGGTGAAGAATGTCCTAGATCTGTTTCAAGTGTTAGAGAAATTTGTGATAATGGATGTTCAAAACCATGGAATTTAAATAAAACAAAAAAGAAAAAAAAGAAAAATAATTGTTTTGATGAATCATTTTGTCAAAAGAAAACAACAATGCCATACAGAGGATATACATATGTAAAATGCACGTCATGTGGAGGAAAATCAGGATCATGTGGTTGTAAATCAAAGAAAAAATGCAAAAGCAGTTCTTCAAGTTCATCAAGTTCTTCGAGTTCATGTACCCCGTTTCAGAGTGAACCTTGTTATACAGCAATTTATTCTAAAAGTAATAATTGTTCTATAGGATGTTCATCATCAAGCAGTTCTAGTAGTTCTACAAGTGTAGGACCTACTGGTATTTCAAGCAGTTCTACTAGTTCTAAATGTTCGAGACAATGCAGAAGAAATTCTGGATGTGGAAGATCATCTTCTACTTCTACGTCTTCTACGTCTTCTACGACTTCTAGTATAGGACCTACAAGTTCATCTTCAAGTTCTTTTAGTGTAAATTCCGGATGTTGTGAATCTTCAAAAAATTGTAAAAAATATAATTATGGATTTGCACCTTCAAATTGTAATAAAAATTGTGATTCTTATAAAAATTGTGATTCATATTATTATAAAACATGGTTTTCAGTTCCAAATTTTCTAGGTCAGATTTCTACAGAATCTTCTAAAGAAGGATCTGTACAATTTTTAATGACAAAATCAGCTAGAAATATAAATATGCAAATTCTTTCTTTTAGTGGTGTTCTTAACGCTAATGGAAAAAAATATATAAGTTTTAATCAAACTTTAATAAATCAACCAGAATATCCTATTCAAGACTCTATTTATATTGAATATAACGGTGTTGGAAGATTTACTTCAATAGAAATAGATCCTACATCTCCTACAGAAATGATAAAAATATATCTTTTTACAGATCAACTTTCAAATTCACCTTTAAGTGCAGTAGGTGATTCTGTAAATGTTTACGGTAAAAATATATCTTGGATTCTTCAAAAGTAAATTTGTAATAAATATTATTACAAGTTCGATAATTTTAATTTATAAAATGACCTTCATGAATTTTTCTGTAAAACAAAACTATAAATAAAATTAGTTTGACAAACAATATTTTTATCAAACCAGTTAAATAATAAAATAAGATTAATATTTCATAATGTGAAAAAGATAAAAAATCGGTTTTATAATAAAGGACAGTTGCAAATGTAAAATTTAAAATAAAAAATATAATTGGAAGTGATGTACATAAACTTTCACATTTTTCTATATTTTTCAAAGACTTTTCTCTTTTATTGAATGTCATTAAATGATTCTTTTCTGAATATTTTTTAACTTTCTTTACAAGATATTTGTAATAAATTAATCCAAAAATAATTATTTCATAATATATAATAATTCTAAGAATTAAACATGTATATGAATTAAAGAAAAAATAGTTTGCAATATTCATTTTTTTTAATTATAATTGTAGGATTTTAGAATCAATTTTAACATGTAAAAGGACTATAAAAGAAAAACCATGAAGTAGACATTCCTATACTTGTAATTGCTGAATTACCGATATTTACTTCAAGTATATCATCTCTATTTTCAATTAAATTAATTTCTCTAAGAGATATATACATCAAATCTTCTTTACATACAGTATTACATTTTATTGTAAGTGTTATAGGATCATAAACTATACAATAATTTATAATTTGTGTAGATGGATAATTAGGTACAGAAATTTTTGAAAAATCAAAATAGTCATTATTAAAATAAATTTTTGAATTGTTAACATATGTAATGGAATTTTGTGAAGGGTAATAATAATAAGGTAATAATTCAGATGTAATTTCTGAATTTTGAAAAGATTTTGATTGATAATCATAAATAATAATAGATCCATTAACAGAATTCCAACAACAGAAATATTCATCAGTAATTCCCGAAATATTCGTATATGAAATATCTTGTAAATCTGCTATTAAAATCATTTTGCCCGAAAATATATCTAAAACAAAAATTTCTAGAATATTATTAATAGTATTTTCTGAAAGAATCAGGATATAATTACTATCATAATTAATATTACAAAAATCTATTACTTTATTATTTTGATTAAACGAAGAAGTGAGAATAATAGAATTTTCTATAGGAGTATTAGAATTAGAAAATAAAGTATTAATCTGTAACCAAATATTATTTTCCGTATCTAAATACATAATATAAGATGTTGTAATTCCATTAATATTTTTTCTAGTTTTACAGTTAAGTCTAGAAATATTAGGTAAATTAAAATGAATCCCTGTAGGGATATCCTGAAATTCAAATGAAACAATACCTTTAGTAATTTCATTAGTTATATCTCCGTTTTTATCAATAAATCCTACTGTTGATAAAACACCCTGTTCATTACTACAATTTCCAGAAGAACATAAAATTTCTTGACCATTGTAATTACTACAAAATGGGGAATTTTTATCAAAATATGATACACATGTTCCATTATAATTTCCAAAACCAACGCCACAAATATCTGATAACGGAACACTTACACATTTTTGTTTATCGGAACATTGTAAAAAATCTGAACATACATTAATATTAGAACAATCTTCAAGCAAACCTTTACCAGTAGTTAAACATATATTATTTTCAAAACATGTAGTTCCATAAGGACATTCTTCAATTTGAGAACATGTAAATTTATTAAAATTTTCATTTTTAAATGTTTGGCATGTCCCAGAACAAATTCCTGAAGCACAATCAGAATTTTCATTACATGGGGTATCTGAATTCGAAATTTTACATTGACCTCCTATACACGAATATCCTGAAGCACAAGGACACGAAGAATTAGTATTAAAATCTAATTTACTTTGAAAATCACATATAGTATTACATGTCATTAAAGAATTATTAATAGAAGCACATTCCAACGCACTTTTACAGTTCATTCCAATATTTTTCTTACATGTAAGGCTTAATGTATCACATACAAATCCAAAATTACATTCATCATTTGAATTACAAGTGGATGTTTCAAAACCAGAAATACTTTTAGATTTTATACTTGTATTTTCATTAAAAGAATGATTTATGTAGTAAATCCATCCTCCACCAACACCTATAATACACATTATACTAATAATTATTAAAATAATACTTATTATCATTTATAAAAATGATCAAAAAAATGATTTTTTTGCCTTAAAAATGATAAAATGCCTTCCCTTAATACTAATTTACCGTACACTCAAAATATTAACAGCATAACCAATGGTTTATCAGCATATTCACAATCGTTGGGAAATGTTTACAGTTCAGGTAATTATCAGTTATCCAGTATGAATTACACTGGTAACCCAAATAATTTTTTGCAACCTGGTGTTTATAGGTTGTACCAGAACACAAATTCTTATCAGGGAGCTTATTCAAGATGATTCCCAATAAGTACACGAAAATATTTTTTACGTTAAATGTGTGTTATAGAAGTTTCTATTATATTTTTCCAGTATTTACGTTTCATTTTTCGTTTAGAGTTTATGTTCGTTGGTCTCTTTTTAGTAATAGTTACTAAAAAATCAAAATGATTAAAATTTATATTAATTTTTATTAAAAATAAACACATACCAAGTTAAATACATGAAATCTAGTAACTCTACAACAAAACCTGTTTATAGTATTACTTTAATAGATATCAATCCAGAAGATGTTATTAAAATGTATGATGAAAAATATTTTTTTAGAACTTTCGATACAGCATTTTCAGAAAAAATGAAATTTCAAAAAAAATCTACAAGACCAATTCATAAAAAAATTCATGGTTCAACCATCGATGATGGATTATTTTCTTATAGCGATCATACCAATACTCCTTTTACACTAGTTTGTGCAAATCAAAATAATTATGAAAATCTTAACAAAAATCAAAAACTTTCAGAAAATCTTAAATTGAAATGTGTTTACTGTTACTGTGATATTCAAGACACGAAAACAGCTGTAAATATCCCTTATAAGATGTATGAAAAAATAAGAGCCTATAAAGATGAAAATGGAGTAGAACGTTTTACACCACATTATATCATAGAAATGTTTCCTGAAACTGCGTGTTCTTTTGAGCATGCTATTACATGGGTCAAAAAAATGAATATTCCTTCAGTAAATTACAGAGATTATAAATATACTGAATCACGATCCGCTCTTCTAAAACTTTTTAGATTATGTTACCCTGATAAACCATATACCATATGTCTTCAATGGCATGAATATTGTAATTCAAATAATATTAATCCTAATACTGTTAGCAGAAAATTTACTGAAAAAATTATTCATGAAAGTCCTAATCCATTCTTATTAGAAGAAAATGGCGGAGCTCTTTCAAAACAAGAATTTAATTCTAATCTTCACACTTACAGAGAACTTCCAACTGTAATTGTAGTTCCTATTAAGCCTGTATATCTACAGCAGAGAAATTAAATTGAATTAAAAATTATAATCATATTTTAATTAAAATATGATGGACATAATTATTGAATATAACTGTCACGAACTTGAAAAAAGTGAACTTTTATGGAATCAACGATTCAAGTCACATATGGAGGATCTTTTAAAAAAAATTATTAATAGAATCCCCAAAGATAATTTTATTATGAAAGAACTTTCAGAATCGAAATTTAATATGTTTTTTGAAAAAGAACAGATGAAAATATGGAGATTAGCTTTCACACATAAATCTCTTTCTCTCACTGATAATTTTGAAAATCTTGAATATTTAGGTGATCGAATTTTAAAATCAGTTTTTATTAAATGGTTATTACATAAAAATCCTATTTTTACTTCAGGAGAACTTAATTCTCTAGACGAAAAATATATGAGTAAAATCAAACAACGAGAATTAGTAATTAAAATAGGATTAAAACAATTTGTAAGATCTATTATTCCAAATATTTACTCAGAAAATTTTCTTGAAGATATTTTTGAATCTTTTACAGGAGCCTTTTTCGAGAATACTCAAAGTATTCTAGGAACAGATGCTGGTAATGTTATTATCTACTATTTCATAGATTATATTATGGACGGAATAAATATTTTAAAAAGTAGTAATACTCTCAACTCTAAATCACAAGTTATACAACTATTTTCAAAACTTACAAATGAAAAATCTGATAAAAACTTACTAATTTTTAAAACTACTGAAAAATTAGATACAGGAATTGGTAATAAAGTTACCGTAAAAATAAATCTTAATAAATTCCAAAGAGAAATTACAGAAAATTATCTTAGATACAAACTTAAATCTCCTACTATAGGAATTGGTATAGGAAAAACTTTAGTAGAAGCAGAAATGAAAGCTTACGATAATGCTCTAAAATATCTTAATTCATTAGGAATTAATGAAATGTGGTCTAAAAAACAAAAAGAAATAATAGTTTTTTCGGATCCTAAATTAAAAGTTTATTATCCAAAACTTTTAGAAAAAATGAAAAAAGAAGATATTTATGTTATAACATTTGGTGTACCAAATGTCGGTGAAGAATCTAATATGTACCTTGAAGGAATTAAATTAGATGGAACAAAAATTATATTATCAACTGTTAAAATTACAAAAAAAGAAAATTCCTATGAAGAAACTAAAATAAAACTTATAAAACTCTTTCTAAATATTTAATTTAAATTTATACAGCAAGTAAGATCTTATACCAATAAAAGTCATAAATACACAACTTAAAATTAAAGACATTACAGCAAGAGTTCTTACAAAATTTTTATCAAAAGTAATTACATTATTTATTGAATCTTCACATTTTCTTATAATAGCAGAAAATATTAATAACATAGGTATACAAATTACCAAGAGTATTACATAACTAAACATCTCCATAGATCTCTTAGAATTTAAATAATATTCAATTTCTTTTACGGAAATATTATTTTTATTTTTCAGTTCAGAAATAAATTTACTGTTCCGAAAAAAAATACAAAGTGAAAAAATACTTTCTAATACGATTATAATAATCAAAAGAGTAAAAGCTGTATAAGCAATATATCCAACTGCTTTATACGATATATTAACGTTCAAAATATCCGAATCTTCATAATATCTTACAAAAATTAGAGAAGAAGTCAAAAAATTAAAGATTACTGAAAGAATAAAAATAGTAATCATTGCATATGCATAGCTCAATATTAATTTTTGGTCTATCATTTTAATTTTACATTTTTATTTAATTCTTAGAAAGAAAGAAATTATATAAGACATTAATATTAAAAATGTAGAACAAAGACCTGTTATAGACAATATTCTAATAAAATTACTTCTATAATAAGTCGAACCATATTTTTCAAAAAGAAATTCATGATAAAGTATACTTAATATTAAAAATAAAATGAAAGAATCTAGTAAAAAATTAGTAGTAGTTGTTAATATTCTAGATTCTCTCATAAGATCTCCAGAATTTATCATTAATACATTATTATTAATGTAACTCATTCTTTTACCAAAAACTTCAATAAATTCAAAAATTATCTGTATTATAAAATCTATTACTATCATCACTCCAACTATTATTCCAAAAACTATACACGAATAATACAAAGAATTCGCAAAAGAACTATTAGCTTGAAGACCATAATATTCAACTTCCAAATTAAGTTTCGTTATCGCTAATGAAAAAAATATTAAAAGAAATAAACAAATACATATCTGAAATATAAACTGAACTATATAAAATATTTTTTTATTTTTCTTTCCACAAATATTATCATTATTATTATCCATTTTGATATTTAGATTTAAATATCAAGTTAATTAACATATGTCTATGATTATTAATAAAAATAAACATATATTAGTTTTATTTGAATATTGTTTCACAATTTCTATTTTTTCTTAAATTATTTATTTTTGATTTTTTGAGATTTTCTTTGAAATGCTACTATATATAACTTTTTGATTGATTATTACTTGTTATAAGTAAATTCTTTCAATGAATTAAGTTTATTTTCTAGTGGGTGTCTAGATTAGTATTTTTCTCAGAAGAGGAACATTTAGGTTATTAGTTGCCTTGATTAAGTGTCTGATTCTTTGCTTGATGTGTCTGATGATGCGTCTGATGATTCGTCTGATTTTATGCCTGATGTGCCTGATGACGTGTCCGGTTGTATTGCCACAGTCGGAGTTGAAAAAGGTATCCATATTAACGACCCCATTGCTATAAACATAAAAATCCAGTTCACACAGAAAAATACAGCCATCCATGTAGTAAAATATGAATATGTACTTACATTATTAGAATTTAAATTAAAATTTTTCATTTGAAGAAAATAAACTAAGAAAATTAATGCAATAACACATAATTGTATTAAAATTGTGAAAGATAATAAAATACTAGTATTACTCATAAATTTTAACTTAGAAAACTCATCACTTATTGTTTTGATATAGGCAAACTTATCATTACTTTTCTTGAAAAGAATTAAAAATATGTAAATTATATCAATAATAATTAATATTAAGATCATACATAATGAAATTATTATCATTATATCTATAATTTCAACCTTAATAGATAAATTACTTGAATTTATAAAAGAAACTTCATTTATTACTATCAGAATAAAAGTTATAAGGAAAAATAACATTATAATTACGAATAAAGTTAAAAATAACCAAAAATATGTAGTATTTTCTTTCTTTATTTTATCTACTTGTGCAGTTACTTTGTCAATTTTCGTCTTAAAACTTTCACTAATCTTGTCTTTAAAAAGTTTAAAACAGTTATCCATATTTAATGAAGCTTGATTATCACCACTCATTTATCATACTTTACAAAACAAGTTATCAAATTAGTTTTAATAAGAATTTTATAAAATAAACAAAAATTTCATCTATACAATTATATTCTTCCTTAAAATCTTCATCCTTAGTATCACTTTTTATTTCTTTTAATTCCGAATTTTCATTTAATGATTCTTCTTCATAGTAAAATGATTCATACATTTGTATTTATTAACTAGTTTAGTTAATAAAATTTTATTTTTATTATGATTCTATTTTTTCACCTTTAATTACAACTCTGTAATTAATTGTATGTTTATTAATTATATTTTGCTTGTCATATCTATGGAGTTCAATAACAGAACCTTCTGGGAAATTATAATATTTAACGATAGGATCTGTACTTTTAATTGCTTGAAGATTTCCTTTTTTTATACCAAATTCTGTTAAAATCTTTTGTTCTTTTTCTTTAGAAAGAAGAACATGTTTGATAACTGAAGTATGTCTTGTAGGATTATATACAAGTTCATTATAATATTGATCATCAATAAATATCTGGATATCACGTCCTAACATTTTAATTTGATTTTGAGATGCTGAACTTACATTTAATTCAGAAATTATAATAGCTCTATCAATATTATAATCTGTAAGTTTTTGCGAAAAAAGTTGTACAATATCGTTACTTAATTGTTTTGCTTTATCAGGAGTTTCTGCAAAATATACATATATATCTTCACCTTTCGGTGATTTATAATAATTACTCAAAAGACTTCTAATAATGTTCTTTGGAGAAATATTTTTAGAAGTTTTCTTTGAAAGTTTAGTATAAAAAGAATAGAATTTATTAATATTCTTTTCAAGAAGTTCATCATCTTCTTCATTTGAAATTTCAAGAAACCATTTTTCTTCTGGAGGAATAATATAACCTCTATCAAAAAGCATTTCTACTTGAGTTTTTTTTACTGAATAAAGTCTAAATAATTCTTCGTAAGAGGGTTGTTGATTCATTTTTAACTTCTTTAATTATTAAATTCCTTTTTATTAGTTTTGTTTAAAAGATTTTTAAAACAATTTGATTTTTTACAAATTAAAACAAGATGTCTCAAGGTAATCAACAAATAAATGATGGTATGTTTACTTTAGAATATACTTCAAATATGCCTATAACTGTAATATCAGGAATAATATTTATACTGAGCTTAGCATTGATGCTTGGAGTATATTTTTATATTATATTTGGACAAGATGTTACAGGTAAAGCTACTGCTCCTAGCTTTAATTATTCTAATAATAATAAAAATAATATAGTAAATTCCTTTCAAGGATTAAATTCTTCAAATCCTCAGGGACAAGCAATAACAGGATTTCCATTAAATCAGAAAAATCAAGCTTTACAACAAACATTTCCATTAAATCAGAAAAATCAAGCTTTACAACAAACATTTCCATTAAATCAGAAAAATCAAGCTTTACAACAAACATTCCAAAATAAAATTTTTCAGAATAAGAATAATATTCTTGAAAGAATAGATGAAAATATGCAAAATGAAAGTGAAGATGAAAATATAAATCTTGAAGATCTTCAAGAACTTGAATATGAATATTATGAAGATAAACTTAAAAATAAATATAAAAATAATTTTTTAAAACATGGGCATATACAGCAGTGTAACAAAAATAACATGCAACGAAATTTTATAGAAGAAACTTCTAGAGGAGGACTTCAAAGAATTAAACCCGAAGAAATAAAAAAGGAAAATACACAAAATTCATTAAAAAAAGGTTTTAATCCAACTGCTTCTATGAGATTTATGAAAAAAGCTAAAAAATAAATTAAAAAAGTTTGATAATTTGATTATTATTAATTCTTTCTAACAATACGGAAATATTTTTGATATTCATATTAATTCCTGTAATTAATCTATTATCATAAAAAAGATGACCTGAAATAGGAATAAAATTGATAGTTTTATAAGTATTCTTTTTAATAAAATCTATAATATAATTTTCAGGTGAATTTATAATATTCCATTCGTTATAATTTATTTTAATAAATTTTTCTGTAGTATTGTTATTTTCTATTTCTTTTCCTAAATTGTAAGTTCCGTTAAGGGGTTCTTTAGAAGAAGAAATAAAAATATATTTTATAATATCCATGTTATTATTGAAGAGTTTATAAAGGATATTTTCTGAAATACAACCATTATTATAGTCTATAATTATTCTTTGTAGTGGAACAATAAAATTTTCTTCATTTTTAGATGAAACTAGGGAATATATTTTTTTACTAATATCAGTAAGAGACACTATTAATTGTAAACACATAAAGTGAAAATCATAATCATTAGTAAAAAATGAATCATCACCTGAAATAACGGAAGTTAAAAATGTATTAATATCAGGAATTTTGAAAATACATTTGATGAAAAATTCTTGAAGAATTCTTTGATTTCGTTCTATTTCTTGATCTTTAATAATTGTATAAAGTATGGGGTACCATATAATTTCTTTTTGAATAACTGAATACCATAATCGTGTAAAAAGCCATATAGAATTAAAAAAGGAAACAGAACTTGAATCTTTTGAATTTATATGTTGTTTAAAAATGAGATTTAAAAAATAATTATAAATTTTACGATGAAAAATACGTGAATAATTTATTTCAAAAACACCTTTTTTTAAAATTTTATTTTGTTGATATTTTATATAATAATCGTTAAATTCATTTTTTAAAAGTAAAAATGATTCTTGATTATTTTTATAGTAATCTATAATTGAAATATTATTATTGATATTAATATTCAATTTTTCTATTAAAAATTTAGTGTATTTGATCGAAAAATTAGTTTTATCGATAATGTTATATTTTATATAAGTTAAGAGATCGGTTTGCGAAGTGTTTACAAAAGGAATTTCTAAAATTTTACTTGACGGAGTTTTCATATGTAGAAATGATAATTGTTTATCTTCATAATAATTTTGGAAAGTAATTCCTAAAAGTTCTTTAATTTGTTTATTAATATAGAAGAAAAATATATTGTACATATAAGGCATATACCTTGAAAGTATTTCTGAAATGTACTCTTTGCCTTTGAATTCTATGAAATACTTTATAAATTCTATGTAAATAGTATCATAAGATTTCGTATAATAAAGTTTCGTTGTATCTAGGAGTAGATACAATATTTGTGAAATATATTTTACTCCCTTAATTTTTTTATTAAAAAGAGTGTTGTAAATTTCATTATATGAAAGTGTTTGGCCATCATATATTTTATTTTCTGTAAAAATTTCATAAAAAATAACTCCTAAAGCGTATGTATCTATAACTGTTGTGTGAATTTTATGGATATTTTGATTATTTTCATTTTTTGGAATATATTTTTGTTTTTGATTTATGATTATATCAGTAGGTTTTCGGATATTTTTGGAAATGTATACTAAATTTCCAAAATCTATAACATGAGGTTCGTAATTATGATCATAGAGTATGTTTGAAGTTTTAATATCTCCATGAATTACTCCGTTAAAATGAAATAGAGATATTACGAAGAATATTTTCATAAACATCTCCATTTTTATCATTTCAGTACATGTATTGTCGTACTTAATATTAGAAATTTCGTATGGATAATATTCCATAAATATCTGGAAAGTATTTGTTTCATTAGAAAAATCATAATCGTAAAAATAATATTTGGTAATATTTGGATGATTAAAACGTGAAATAATATCTATTTCTTTGAGAACATAGTATTCTAAAATATTACTTTCTCTTAAAAATTTTTTAATAGAAATGTATTTTATATTTTTTATGGAATCTATATCACTTGCCCATACTAAATTTTCAGTTGCTTTTTTAATTAAATAATTTCTTTCATAATCCGTTTTGATTTCTTTACGAATTACGGTTCCATGTAATCCCGCGGCTATTACATATTCTTTCATTTTATTTGTTACTTAAATTATCATAATTGATCCAAAAAATAACTTTTATATCATTAAAAGAAATGGAAACAACTTGGGAAGTTTTTACTGATAATTATGATGAAGAAAAACCTAGATTTCTTACAGATAATGAAATTAAAACAATTATTGATATGATTTTTAAAGAAAATGAAATTGTAGGAAATGGAAAAGATGCTCTTAAAGTAACCTATGATGAAATTATTTCTTCGATAAAAAGAGATATAGAATGTAGGGAATGGTGTCCGAAAGATATCCCTAATATAGCAGAAGAAATTAGAAAATATCATTTTAATTCTTTAATACCTAAAGGTTTAAGTGTGGGTGTTTCCGCAGCAGAAACTTTAGGTGCTAAAAGTACACAAGCTACACTCAATACTTTTCATACTTCTGGAACTGCAAAGACTACATTAAATACAAATATGATTATGAGAAGTTATATTAAGCTTACAGCTGCTTCTATGGAAAAATTTGAATATTCCACAGTTATTTTCAGAAATAAATTTTTAACATATGAAGATGTTCTTAATATGAGAATTGGTATTGTAGGAATTTCTATTAAGAATCTTATTAAGGATACAAGAATTATTCCTATTTCAGAATTTAAAGAAGATTGGTGGCATATATATGATTTTGAATTTGATGATCTTTCAATTGATGAAAAATGTTCATGTTTTTTAAGACTTTACTTGAATCCTATCGAACTTTATAAATATAGAATCACTCTTAGTACTATATCTAAAAGATTAGGTAGTAATGAAGATATTTTAAAAATTTTTTGTAGTCCTAGTGAATATGGTATTATTGATATTTTTGTTGAAAAAACAAAAATACAGGAATATATGTATTTAGTAACTAAAGAAAATGTTAGATATGAAGAACAATTTATAGAAATGATTTTCTTTGAAAGAATTCTTAAAAATTCTTTTGCAAATATTTATATTTCTGGTAAACCAGATATTACAGAACTTATCCCAGTAAGGATAAATACTAAAGAAGTTGTGAAAGGTATAAGACCAATTAATGAAAGGGATTTTTCAAGAATTCCTTTATTAAATGATTTTCTGAGTTCTTCAAAAAAAATTAATGGTATATGGTTTTGTACTTTTAATCTCGATATTATTGATACATTAGGTATTACTCAAAAACATTTTATGGATCTTTGTGAAGAATGTGGTATAGAAATTCTTTTAACTGATCATGAAGATGATTATAAAACTACATGGTGTATTGTAAGAACTCCTGATGCTCTTCCAGTTTTCGATGTTATCGAAAATAATATTTCAAGAGAAAGAAATATACAAAACGAAAAAGCAGCACAGGAAAGTCTTAACTCGAAAACTAAAATGTTAGTAATGCCACCTACTAAACTTCTTGCTCTTTCCGAATATGTTTATGCTATTAGTAAAGGTCATAATTTAACTACTCTTTTATCCATTCCTGAAATAGATCAGAGAAGAACTAATTCAAATAATGTTTTTACTGTAGGACAGTATTTTGGTATTGAAGCTTCACGAAAATCTTATATTGAAAATTTCAAAGATGTATTAGGAGATGTTTGCTCATCAATACATATTGCTGTTATTGCTGAATTATTTAATAGTAGAGGTATTCCAAGAGGAACTTCAGTGGGAAATGTACAAAAAAGTGCTGGTGGATTTTCAATAGCTTCTGTAGCGAAAGCTGTTGAAAAGATCAGAGGTTCTTCTCTATATAAAAATTCAGAAGATGCACGAAATGTTACAGCTTCTATAATGATTGGTAATAGATTTAGAGTAGGTACAGGATCTTTTGATATTGGTCAAGATATTCTTGACAGCAATGATAAAGAAATTTCATTAATTAATGATGATATATTTAATTCTCATTTAAAAGATAAACGTACAAAATCTATTTTTAGACAAAGAAGTTACACTAGTGATTCTATTAAAGAAGATAATTTATTAGTAAATCTTGACGATTTTGATAATGAAATTCAATTACTTTCTATTCCAGGATTTGATCAGGAAATTGATGAAGATGAAGAAGGTGATTGCGGTGAAAATAAAGATTTTGAAGAAGAAAATGATTATCTCAACGATGAAGGAGATAACACTGATGTTAAAACAAAAGAAAATGAATTTGATGAAGGTTCCAATACAATTATTAATAATATTTATACAAATGGAATTAAGGTAATGAATAATTTAGACCAATCATTCGATGTTTCAAATCAACAAATAAATTTCCCTGATCTTGTAAATATTTATAATAATATAAAATATTCAGAAATTCTTCCAGAATTAGATGAAAATATAGAAGAAGAAACTTTTGAAAATATTATTAGAAATAAGGCTAATAATTAGGTCAAAATTAAAAATTATCGTTAATTAATTTTCCTTTTAAAATGTTGACATTGAAAAATAATATAAATTCTTTAGATGCTATACTAGTTCTGACTTCTGCTGTTTATATAATCTTCTCAACTTATGTCTATCTATCTATTAATAACGGTACTATTCAAACTAATGATACTATGAAAAATATTATACTTTCTCTCATCCCTTTACCGATTGTAATAGTTTTGATATCTGGAGTAATTATGTACATTTTTCCTCAAAACTTTGTATCAATGGTTATTAAATTACTAGTAAGTTTAATTTCAGTAATTCTTACAATATACGTATACGCTAATTATAATCAGATTACTTTTAATGATGATAATACTCAATTAGCAACCGGAATAAATATTAATATGATGCTTATATTATCATTTGTTATGTTAATTTCAGTAATAGGTTCTTTAATTATTTGCAATAAAGATCATGAAAATATGTATGTAAACATTAAATATTAAATTCAAATAGTAAAATTTACTATTTGAAAGATTATTTTTCTACTTCTTATTTTTCTACTTCTTATTTTTCTTTCATTTTTCTTTTACTTAAAAATGAATCCACTAATTTATGGTTTAATAGTCTGTTTGACTCTTTTATTCCTAGACGCAGTTTCTATAGCTTTCTTATCGTTGTTTACAGAAAATTTATATAGTAATTTTACTTCTACAAACCTTAATTCTACTCAAAAACAACAACTAAATCTTGTAGTTATTCTTGCTTCAATATTACTTGTTTTAATTGCTGTAAAATTATTTTCGATTCTTGTTTCATTTATAATTTTTATGTATGATAAAAAGAAATTTGATGGTAAATATTTAATGCATCAACTACCTTTAACAGGTATGATGTTTAAAATAGTTAATATTTTTATTTTTACGTTGTTCGTGGTATTTATTGCTTTAATGATTTCTGCTATTAATACTAATAAAATGTTGATTCAGGTACTCGATAATATTTCTTTCTATTATTATCTTTTAATTTCATTTGCAGCTACTACATTATCAATGGTCGCTAGTACTTTTTTCATAGATTCATATCGTAATATGAATAATATGATGGAACTTGAAAAATTAGAAATTATGAATTAAACGTTAATTATTGAAAACAATTTTTCAGTTTCTTAAAATGTACTCATTAATCTATTACGTAATGGTTTTAGTATTATTATTTCTACTTTGTGTATCTATAACATTTCCGGTTCTTCTCTTACAAAAAGTTTTAGCTATAAATGATGTATCTGCTATAAGTGATTCTATACAGTTGCAAAACATGCTTCTTTCTATAATTTCTATTAACAGTATTGTTCTAGGAGTTTTCTTTATTGTTTCTATAATTGCTATAGATTTTATTTTTACTTATAAGGGTAACTACAATATTATTGTTAGAGAAAAATATAGTTTAATACTCTTCTATATAATTCTTATGATTTGCAGTGCCATACTTACAATGTGTCTTCCCTCTATTTATAAAAATCTTGATTTTGCCACTGAAAATGAATTTCAATTTTTATATTTTGGAACTCTTATGAGTATTTTTGGAAGTATGATGTTAATCATCATTTACAGTATGTCTTGTGATAAATGTAATTTTTCCCATAAAGGTGTTGTAAACGAAATTATTCATGAATCAGGTAAAGAATTAGAAATGATAACCACGCTAGATATAAAGCCAGAAAATATCGATTTAGAAAATACTCCAAGAACTTCTATTAGAAGTCCGCGAAGAGGTTCTATAAGAATGTAAAATTTATATTTTTTAATTTTCATTAATAATTTATTAATGAACAGTAACAAAATTATTCTTTTAAAAAATGAAAAATAACAAAATTCACATACATGTTATTAATACTAAAGGATTTCAAGAAAGGAAAGATTTTTCAGAAAATCTTTTACGATCAATGGACGTAGAATTTACAATACATGAATTTGAAAAATCTGAAATTCCTGTTAAAGGTTGTACATCTTCACATGTTAATATGGCAAGATATGCTATAGACAACAATTTAGATTATTTACTGGTAATGGAGGATAATGCTATTCTTTCTCCAAGATTTTACAAAGATGGAAAACCAGACACTCAAAAAATAAAAAATCATTTAAATCAGATGATAAATTTTGTTGTAGATCATGGAATAGAGTTTATAAATTCTGGAGGTTTTCTATTTCCTGGTGCAAAACTTGAAAAAACTGAATTACATAAAAATCTTTTTAAAACTCATACAGTTCTAGGGTTATCTTTCTATATTACTTCCAAAAATATGTGTAAAACTCTTATAGATGATTACGATAAAGGTCTTATAAAAATTCCTGTTGATGATCATATCGCTACTTACAATCAATATATATACTTTCCATATCTTTTTCACCATCGAAAAGTAAGTTCTATCGTTAATAAACCATTAGAATTTTTAAGAAATTTTATTTTCTCGAATGAGTATTATCGTCTTGTAGAAAACACTGTAATGACGTCTGACATTTCATTTTTATGGTCTTTAGGAATTTTACTCATAATTTTAATCATTTTATTCTTAATTTTTGTAATTTTATTTATCGTTAATAGTATCTTACAGGATAAAGAATCAAAAATGATTAAAAATAATTAATTTTTCATTATTTAATACTATCAATTTGATTTAAAAAATAATTAAATGGATTATAACCAAAAGGGTAGTATCATAATGAAGAAGAATAATAATGATGTAGCAGGTAAAGTTGGTATTAAAAAAGATCAAATTTCACATGTTCTTGAAAGACCTTCAATGTATGTTGGTGATACAGCTGTTTCTAAAAAATATATAACGGTTTTTTCAGAAGAAGAAGGAAAATTAAAATATAAAGCAGTAACATGGCCTAATGCATGTTTCAAACTTTTTGCTGAAATTATTGCTAACGCTTCTGATAATATTATCAGAACCAGGGAATATAATTCGAAACTTAAAAGAAATGAATTAGCAGTTCCTTTGGGAAAAATTAAAGTTACAATGGATTCCACAAAAATTTCTGTTGAAAATCAAGGTTTACCTATTAACACTAAATATCTTGAAGAATATAAAGTATATAATCCAGATCTTATTTTTGGAGAATTTCTTTCGGGGACTAATTATGAAGATGAACGTACAGGAGCTGGTCAGAATGGTATCGGAGCAAAAGCCACAAATATTTTTTCGAAAAAATTTGTTGTAAAAATTGAAAATCAACCTCAAGGTACCATTTACGAACAGACATGGACCGAAAATATGAGAAAGAAAAATCCAGAACCCGAAATTATTAAAAATCAAGTTTTAAAAGAATCAAGAACAACTGTTACTTACTGGTTCGATTTTGATAAGGTTCCAAGTTTAGGAAATATAAAAAAATATCCTGAAGAAGTTTTTGAAATTTACAAGGGTTATTGTGCATCTATTGCAAACGCTTGTAAAGTTCCTATTATTTTCAATAAAACTACTTTCGATTTTAAAAATATTGTTGATTATTGTTCGTTATTTTATAATAATATTAATGATATCAAACATAATTCTATTCTTCCATTTAATTATATAACTTATTATGCTTGGCCTAATAAAACTGATGTGATGAATCATAAAAATTTATCACAAACTTCTAAAGATGGTAATACAATGCCTGATATCGAAGCTATTGTTATAGATGAAATGGAAGAATCTGAAAAAGAAGAAAAGATTGAAAAAATTAAAGATTCATATGTTAATGGAATTCCCACAATTCATGGAGGAATCCATTACGATGGATTTTCTAATGTTATCCGTAAAAAAATTGCTGATACTTACAATCTTATGATGACTAAAACAACAAAGAAAGATCAAAGCAAAGAAAAAGATTCTACAACTTTAATTACAATTACAAATGTATCAAAGTTAATAAAAATCATCATTTTTATTAATAATGTTGTAAATCCAGAATTTGATTCTCAGACAAAAACTAAACTTACGGGAATTGGAGGAAAATCAAGATCAGTTTTCAAATTCGAAGATATAAATATCGAATTTACAGAAATTCTTTCAAATGATCCTTCATCAACGAATACATGGAATCTCAAAAAACAATTAGATAAAATATTTTATTCTAAGAATGGGAGACAAAAAAATGATAAACGGTTTAGCAGTCTTAAAGTCACAAATGCCAACCATGCAGGTAAAGCTCAATCTTCTAAGTGTGTTTTATATATCGTAGAAGGAACATCTGCAAGTGCTTATATTCAAAAAATTATTAATATTACCGAAAATGGTAAAGATTTTCTAGGTTATATGGAAATTCAAGGAAAAATTTTAAATCAAACAAATGCCGGTGATTCTAAAAAATCGGAAAATAACAAAGTTATTCAGTTAATAGAAAAAACTTTAGGTATTTCTCGATATATGGATTTTACTGTTCCGGAAACACTTAAAAATCTGAGATATGGCAAAGTTTGTATTCTAAGTGATCAGGACGTTGATGGAAATCATATCAAAGCACTTTTGATCGATCTTTTCAAGGAACGATACAAATTTTTATTAGAATCAGTTCCAGATTTCTTGGAATATCGACCGACACCTTTAATCCGAATAATGAATAATTCTGAAGATCATTTATTTTATTCTCAGGATGCTTTCGAACAATTTAAAAAGTCGCATAAAAATATAAATCTTAACAGAGTAAAATATTATAAGGGACTTGGTTCTAGCAGTGATGTAGAAGTCGAACAAGATTTTTATATTAATTACACTATAAAACTTATAAACGATCAGGAAGCTGATAATACACTTAAAAAAGCATTTGCTACTAAATTTGCTAACGAACGAAAACAACAACTTAAAAATTATAAACCTTCAAATGTAATTATAGGTCCTAACGAACAACTTGTAGTCCCTTCCGCTAAAGAACTTAAAGAGAAAAACGAATCAAAATTTAAGAGAAAACCAATTGTTGAAGAGATGACAATCACAAATTATATTAAAAACGAACTTATCAAATTTTCGTTTGACAATCTCAGAAGAAGTATTCCTATGTACAAAGACGGATTAAAAGATTCTGAAAGAAAAATTATTTATGGACTCATTCTCATTTTCAAAATTGATCGACTTAATAAAAAATATGTTCAGCAAAAGATTCCTAGTGTCGGAGCTAGTATTTTAGAAAAATTAAAATATCATCATGGACCAGATATTATTAATAAAGTTATCGTGGGTCTATGTCAAGATTTTAAAGGAACAAACAATCTTCCCGTAGCTAAAATTGTTGGAATGCAAGGTAACGCTTCAAAAGGACCTTCATCATGTGCAGCTCCTAGATATATTTCTGTAAAACCTAGAAAGTTATTTTCTTATATTTACAGAGATGAAGATTCCATTCTATACGATTTTAGAGAAGATGAAGGAGCTAAAATCGAACCTGTTAATTTCTTTCCTGTAATTCCTTTACATTTAATTAATGGTGTCAGAGGAATTGCTACTGGTTTTTCAACATTCATTCCTTCATATAATCCTAATGATATAATTAACTGGTTAAAATTAAGAATTGAAAATGAACTTAATGGAATTGATGATGATAACGTTGACTGGGAAAAATTTCCTGATCTTAATCCATGGTTTAATAAATTTTATGGAAATGTTAGTATTTCAACAAAATCAAAAACTTCTAAAACTAAAACAGCTTTGGAAATTACGGAAAATTTAAATGATCTAAAAAATTCCAGAACATCAACACCTGAAAGTGAAAATGAAGAAGATGATAATTCTGAAAGAGAACCTACTTTAGAAGATTTTTCAAATATGAATGTAGAAGGAAAATTATCATGTGTTACCACAGGACTTTTCAAATTTGTTACAGTAGAAAAAACTAAGGAAACGGTTCTCGTTATATACGAGTATCCTATCGGAACATGGGATGGTAAATATTCCGTAGAAGTTCTTGATAAACTTATTGATAAAGAATATATTACAGATTATGATGCAGGAACACTTAAGAAAGGTATGATTAACACATACATTCTCAAGGGTTTAAGTGAAGAAATATTAAAAGCAAATTCAGAGGAACTTCATACAATTCTAAAACTTAAAAATAAATTTGGAATTTCAAACATTTATCTTATTGATGAAAATAGTAGACCTAGATCTTATGAAAATATTGTAGATACTATCAATTATTTTTACGAATGGAGGAAAGGTATGTATAATCTCAGAAAGAAGTTGTATATTAAACTTATGAAGGAAGAAATTAAAGATATTGAAATGAAAATTAAATTTTATAGATTAGTGATCACTAACGTTATTGAAATTAAAAATGTTTCCGAAGAATATATTTCTAGAGAACTTCAAAAACATGGAATCGATGAAGAAATTTATAAGAAAGCTTTTATAAGACAAATTTCTAAAGAATCTATCGAAAAAATGAATACACATCTCGAAGAGAAACGTATTATTTTAAACGAATATTCATCAAAACACTATCTTCAAATTTGGTATGATGAACTTCTAGAAATTGAAGAAGTATATAACGCTAAACGTGAAAGAAAAATTAAAAATGGAAATTTGTTAACACATAAAGATTTTAATCTTACAGTTCAAAAATATCTTAACGATATCAAAACCGGAAAACAAACTTTTACGAAAGTAGAAAAGAAAAAATCAAAGAAAGTAAAGAAAATAGAATAATCTTCATATTTTAATTAAAATATGAAACGAAAATGGACAAAGAAATAAACAGTGATAAAATTAAATTAAGAAATTCTTTTAATTTATATCTTGGACCTATAATAAGTTTTTTAATAGGGTTTATCTTTATAAGTATTTCTATAGCAATTATTTATATTACACCTATAACTTCCAATCAATTCATATATAATATGATCACTTCAATTTCAAGTATTACTGGAATTTTAATGTTATTACTTTCAATTTTATTATTATTATTCATGTTATACTAATTTTTATTTTTTGGCAATAAGTTGAAAGAGTTTTTTCTTTTCTAATAAAAGAAAAGAGGTTAAATTAGAATTATCAATATTTGATTCTAATTGTGAAAATTCTAAAACAATATCAAAACTTTCTTCAAAAAATGGAATATTTATATAAAGATAATTTATAAAAGATTCCATAAATTTTTCTGATTCTATATTATTGAATGAATTTAACACTTTTAACATATCATATAATTTAAAAATTTGATTAATAAGTGATATAAATATTTTTGAAAATTTAGTAATAGTCATTCTATTACCTAAAAGTTTAATATTGCTCTCAATATCTGTCTTTATTTCAAGACATTCTTTTTCATGTTCAAAAATCATCATATCCATTTTTTCTTTGGGTATATACATATTAAATCCCTGAGAATTAAGTTCTTGGTAATCTATTAATTTTCTTGGATATGTTTCTGTTTTGAGAATTGAAGAAATTGATTTTATAATTTCACCTGGATTACATTCACTAACACAATTATAAAGGGGAGATGTATAATTATTATTATCATACATAAAAGTTCCTTTGGGAAGAAAATTATAAAAATCAAAAACCATAGTATAATATTCTCTTATATAATAATATTTATCATTTTTTGGTGCTTCTGGATAATAATATCCTTTTTTTAATAACTCAGATTTTGGTTTATCTGAAAGATTAAAATATTCTACAAAATAATTTATTAGATAATCTTTTTTTTGTAAATTATGGGAATAAATTATTTTAGTAAGCTTGTAAAGGTCTGTTAAAGGACTTAAGATTGTAAAATATAAATTTTTATTATTAATTTCAAGTGAATTTACGTATATCACATCGTCTATAACACATGTCGAATAATCAAAATCTATTATTTTAATAATAAAATCAGTTTCATGATATATATACCTAGTTTTTCCTTTAACTGAAATTTTATATTCTAAAACTTTTGGTGAATTTAATTTTTTTATCATTATATTACCATCATGAAAATCATTATGGCAAAACTTTATTCTCTGAGAAGCAACTAACAAAGAAGTAAGTAACTGAAAATAAAATGATTCTTTTTGTTTCATAGTACCAGTTGAAAGTAAACTTTCGACTGTAATAGTATTATCTATATATTCCTGAATAAAATACTTTATAGGATTACCAATATTCAAACACCAAGTATTTTCATTTGTAAAATATCCACATTCAAAAAATCCATAACTTTTAGGAAAATTAGGACAAAATTCATGTAGCTGATTTATTCCAAAACATGAAAATACAATTTCTCTTGAACTAATTTCACTATTATTTTTTAAAACTTTTATTATAAATTCCCGTGAGTTACCATCAATAGTAAGTTTATATATTTTAGCATTTACGGATTCTAATCCAACTTGCACTAACGAAATTTTACTATTAATATAAAGATTTGTAATATCTTTACTATTCTCCGTAGAACATGTTTCAAATTTTGAAAGAAGAGATTTAAACGAACATACAGGGAGTAATTTAATTTTTTTTTCACAATCTTTTTCCATAATTGCTTCTAATTTGAAATATTCATTCATTTTTAAATTTAAAAATGAATTAGTATATTTTTTCATTATTTATGTTGTTTGATTACAAAAAAGATCTTTATATGTAGAGGATACCGCTGGGAAAATACTTGAAAGTATCCAAAAAGGAATGAATATAATTAAAATTGTAAAAATTCCAAGAAAATAAGATAGTATAGGAGAGATCATTTTAATTGAGAAGACATAGTTTTAATCATATTTTTATCACTTTCAATCTGAAGTCTTATATTATTAAGTTTGAAAATTAATGTGGGAAAAGTTTTTGTAATTCTTATAAAATTATTTATAAAATCATTTCTATTTTTAAGATTTCTTTTCTGGGAATCAGTTAAAGATTTTAAATTTGGGTACATTTTTATGAGTTCATTTCCGTTATTTTTCAATTCTTCTTCAGAATAATCATAAAAATTATCTATAGATTGTAATATTGAAGAACATATAATTGAAAGTGTATCTTTATTTTCGAGGTAAAGGTTGTATTCTTCGGTTCTTATAATTCTTGTTTTTTCAAGAATTAATGCCATCATTTTTTCTGGATCATCCATAATTTCTTTGAAATATACAACAGGATATACTAAATAATCATTTTCATAATTATCATTATCATCGGTGTCTCTGTTGTCTTCATTTTCAATAATCGTATACTCTTTAAATTTATTAAAATCATCTTGTACTAATATACAATATTCAGAATTACATTCAAAAACTAAACCACAAACACTACTATTAAGACACTGTAAAAGACCAATTTTTGTAGAATAAGGAACTACAAGAAAACCTTTATTAGTAGAATTGTAAAGTTCCAGAGAAACATTATCTAATAATACTAGTACATAATTTCCATAATCAGAAATACATTTCAAATAAATACATTTTCCGTTAATACAAATAGATTTTAAAACCGCATATCCTTTTTCCATAAGCTTTTTATTTAAATTTTCATCAATTACATTTTTTCCATTATTACTCAATAACATTTTTTATTAATTTTTGTTTGCTTAAAAATTAAAATGTATAATATTTACTATCCATATATTATCGGAGCTATAGCAGCTTTTACTTACTGGTTACTTTCTATGGAAATAATAAATTCATTTTTTAAAAGATATATTCCAGAAAAATTTAGTAGAATAACTGCTTTATCAATGATAATATTCATAATAGTTTTTATAATAACTATTATACTTCAGTACATAGATATTTCTTTTTAATTATTCTTCGTAAAATTCTGGTTCTGCATGTTCGTTATTAAAAATAACATTTCCTGTATTAATATTAATAATTTTTTTAATGGAAGTATTTAGGTTTTCACTTTTATCAAAAAAACATGAAGTGTTCGGAAACTGAATACTTCTAATTTTATCACCATTAGAATATTCTATTTCAAAAATAGATAAATCAAAACTATTTTCATTATTTTTAAAAATTCTGAGATCATAATCTTTTCCATTTTTATTAAAAAATATACGATAATGATCGATTTCTTCTGAAATTTTAAAAGAAGATTTTTCTCTAAAACTTTCAAGATAATTTTTAATTTCTAAAATTTTTTCTATAAATATTGAACGTAAAGGCAAATAAGAATTTGAACGATTAACTGTCAAAGTTTTTTTAGTTGAAGAATTAGAATATATACTCATTATAAAAAAAATCATTGCAAAGAATGTGAGAGTACATAATGCTACTCCTCCAGTAGTTATCACAATATCATTATTATCGTACATTTATAACTACCATAAATTAAAATTTAAATTGATACAAAAAAGATTTTAAAAAATCTTAAAAAAACGTTTGAATATGGAAGCCAATGATAAATGGTCTCTTTTTAATAATAAAAATTCTGATAATCATATAGATTTTGAACATAATATTAACAGACTTAAGGAATGTACATTTGAAAATATGTTTATAAAAACTCCTAAAGAAATTGAAGATGATGAAGCTAAAAAGAAACTTCAGGAAAATATTACGAAACCAAGAAAAGGAAGAACAAAAAAAGACACAAGTATCATCAAATTTGAAAAGAAATTTAATAATATGAATCTTAGTGAGGAAATTAAGATTAGATCTCTTAATGAGATTAAAAGAATTTCTGAAAGTGTTCCGCTTAACAAACGGAACAAAAGTTTATTAAAAATAGCATATGTTGCTGTATGTTCAGCTTATGAAGCTTCATCACAATTTAACCGTGAAAATGGTATTAATTCAGTTTCAAATTATATGTTAATGGACATTAATGATATTAGAACTTCTTTAAATCTCACTAAAAGTGAAGCTTCAAAGGCTTCCAGTATTTATTCTGAAAATAACAATTTTAATTCTATGGAAATGGCTTTTGAAGAAACTATTGTAATTTACTGTAGAAAACTTCATATAAATGAAGAATACCATCAAAAAATTATAAATTTTTGTAATATTATCTTTTCTATTAATAATCAGTTTACATCAGAAATTCCAGATACTTTATGTGCTGGACTTATATATTTTTATTGTACAAACATTGATACTGATATTATAGGAAATGAAAAACATAAATCATTTGCTGATAGAATTAAAGAAGCTTCTGGAAGAAGCGATATGACAATTAAAACTATATCTCAACGAATTCACAACGATTATCAAAATTATAGAGAAAAAATGAAGAAAGAACTTACTAACAGATAATTTATAAAAAATTTTTTTATAAATATTTTATTATTCGATAACTGTTAACGGAATATTTTTAAGAACTAATTTTATTACATTGTACATTCCACATGAATCTTTATTTTCAGAATTAATAATTTTATTTAACGATTCATAATTAAACCATGAAATATTTATTACTTCAGGTTTTCTGTTTTCGTCAATTATTTTCTTTACTTTTTCCTTAAAAATTAAGGTTCGTTGATAATATTCTTCATAAGGAATTTTAATAAAAATTGCTACACTGTAATGATTATAAACTGCGTAGTAATTCATTAATTCTTCTTCGGGTGTTTTTTCAATTAAATCTGAAAAAACACCTAATGATTCTTCATCAAATTCCCTTAGACAGGCTTTCAAAAAAGTTTCCGTTTGTTTTATTCCTCCCCCAAAATCTGTAATATCTCTTGTATTGTAATCAATACCTAAACCAAAAAGTTTTTCATTGTTATGATCACAATATAAGATTACACCTCCTCTTAATGGTTTAAAATTTTCTTTTAAAAAAAGTTCTGAAACTTTGGAATAAGATCCCATATCTTTTTTTCTTAAAAAATTGGTATTTTTAACTATCTTAGTTAAAAATTAATTTTTAAATAATATCATTGTACAATAACCTATTAGTAATATCGATTCTTGTGAATTTTCAATTTTTATACCCATTTTTTCTTGGTTTTCATATAATATAAGACCTAAATTATAACATGATTTTACAAAATTATTGGAAATAATCATTTTAATAGCTGTTTAATATTAAAATCATTGACTTTTAATTTAAAAAAATCTATTACCCAATAATATTCTGGATAATCATAAAAAACTTTGTATATTTTATTACAAAAATTTATCATACAAGAAGTAATATTTTGAAAATCTTTACAATCCATTATTTCCATAAGTCCATCTTTAATATACGAGTCTTCACTTTCATTTTCTACTATATACTCCTTAAAAAAATCTTCATTAATGTAATTCTTTTTCTTTTTTGTAAAAAATTCAATTTTCATAATAAAATCATTTTTTTCATCATTCCAATAAAAAGAATCTTTAAAAGTTTTTAATGGAAGAAATTTTCTAAAAATTATAATTCTTGAAATTTTTGATCGTATTTCTGGTAAATGAATATCAGGAAAATCTTTTTTTTCAATTAAATTATAACAAATTTTTTCTTTATTATCAATATTTTTAATAAAAATTTGCATTTGGTAAATTTTAAATACTTTTTTAAGAAAATTAATTACCAAGAGTTCCTTATATTTTTTTAATGTTTTATTAAGTATAATATACTGTTCATTATCAATAACAGTAGTCATAGGCAATTTCTTTTTAAGTTTTATTTTTTCATTTTTTTCAGGGATTTTCGGTTCTTCTATTTTTTCTTGGGGTTCCATATATCTTTTTTTACTTTAGTTTTAAAAATGTTATTTTTATATCAATTTATATTCCATAAGTCGCATTTTTACTTTTTCTATAAGTATTTTTTTCTTTCCTGATATTGGTTGATTTATTTTTTTACATATTTCTCTAAGTTCCTGGGTAGAATATGAATTTGATGAACTATCATTTAAACGATCAATATCTAATGTTTTCAAATATTTATATACTTCATCATCTTCATCTATTAAGCTATCTTTTATTTTAAGTTCGTAAAAATTAATAGGGGGATCGTCAAACAATATTTTTCTATAAAGAATTTTAGGATTTTTTGGAAAATCAATTTTAAAAATAAAATCCGAAAAAGAAGATTTGGTTGCTCTATAAGTTTTTGAATATATATCATCTTCAAGATTTATACTAAAAATTCTTGAAATAAAATCACTTTGGATACTTTCTTCTTCGGAATTATCTTTTTTCCCTTTATCAGGGATTATGAAAGGATTACTTTTATCATTATTGATATTAAATAACAATTCTTTGTCAATCATTTTATTTCATATTGATTATAAATTATATGTTTTTGAAATAAAATAATAAGAAAGAATTAATAAATAAAATGTCTGAAAAAAAAGCTAATCCTATTTCTATTTTATATGATATTATTCCAAATAATAATCTTATTCTTTTTTGTAAAAAAGTAAAACTTTTTGAATTGGAATCAGATACACAAGCAATTAAAGAAATCGTTAACGGTTTTCTTAACTGTAAAAATAAAGATGAGATTAACGAATATGAAAATATTGTAAATCAGTATCTTAATGAAAAAGATACTCTTTCAAAAAATGAAATGTTAAATTTTATTATTTTTGAACAACCTAAATTTTCAGTGGGAAAAGTTTATATTAACCAAGAAATATATCTTGAGTATAATAAATCTGTGGGCTTTGAAGGTTTTGGAAAGTGTAGAAGATGTCAAGGAACAAAATTAATTCCGGAACTCAAACAAACAAGAGCAGCTGATGAAGGATTTACAACTAAATATAAATGTCCTAATTGTAATATTTACGTTAAATAATTTTTAAAATTGTAATTAATATAATTACAAATATATTTCTTTAAATGTTTTTAATAAAAATTTTTTCAATTTGATTGAAAAAATAAATATTTATTCTATACAAAAACAAATCTAAATCATAATAATAAAAATTAAAATGTCTCAATTTGATTCTAATGATATTCTTAGATCTTCAATCATCATTTCTAAATTTGGAGCTATTGGATATATTAAATCTATAGTCACTGATAAAAGACTTTTTAATCTTGCCAATGAACTTAATAAATATCAAACTAATAATGGAATTTCAAATGATACTTTTAAAAATAAACTTGAAGAACTTTGTAATGAATGTTTTGATTCACTAATTTCTGATGATGAAAATAAAGATTTTCTTAAAGAAATTCTTAATTTACCTCAATTTTCAAATGTATCTTCTAACACATCTCCTGTTAAAAAAAATACTGGTAATGCTAAGAAAGTAGGAGCTGCTCAAGCTCCTAAAAAAAATAATTCATTGAAAGAATTTATTGATGGTAATTGTTATTCGCAAATTCAAGGATCTTATGAAGAAAATGGAATGCAACATCACTATTGGTGTAAGAAAAAGGTTGGACCTAAAAATACCGATGAAAATGGTAGATCATACTGTAGTACTCACTGGACTGTATTTATTACCAAGAAACAAGAAGATGGATGTACATTAATTCCTTCGGTTCCTGTAACAAAGAAAGTTCCCGCACAAAAAAATAAAAAACCTCTGAGTGTTGAAGAACCTTTGAGTACTAGTATTGAAACTAATAATATTTTTGTAAGTGATGTTAAACCTCATCCCATCCTGGGACATCCATGGAAAATCCAAACAGTCACCCTTTCAAAAGGCGATGCTACATTCCTTGTAACTTCCGATCCTCAAAGAGAAGATGTTTCTCTTATAAGAGCAAAAATCTTTACTGGCCGTGACGGAACTGAATCTCTTACACACGTTGATAATAACATGACAAACGAACTTGAAAATATGGGACTTTACAGTGTTGAACCTCTTGAGGATTCTACACTCAAAGAACTCAGTAATAAACTTTCTAATGGTAAACAACTAAGGAAAACTTCTAAAATGCCTACAAATACTAAAAAACCTAATCTTGCAGAAGTTAATGAAGATGAATATGAAGATAAAAATGAAGATGGATATAATAGTAATGTAGAAGAAGATACACAAGTCAACCTTAAAAAGACTAACCCTGTACCAACTCAATATGCTTTTACGAGAAATGGTAATAAACCTAAATCTTCAGTATATGGAGATGATGCTTCAGATAATTCTCCAGATGTTACTATTAGACCCACAATTTCTAGAAATCCGAAAAAAAAATAAAGAATTAATAATTAAAAATTACACTTCTTAAATTAATAATTTAAGAAAAATTAAAAATGAAAATATTAGTATTACCTATATCTGGTGGAAGATTCGTAACGCAATTAGCTAGTATTATTGTAAGTTGTAAAGATAACAATACAGAAATTTGTAATTTAAATCCAGATATTATATTTGCAGCATCAGGAGGAAATTTAACAGCGTATATAGTAGAATCTGCAAGATGGAATATAAATTGGATTTATTCCGTAGCTTCAAGAGTTTCTTCAAAGATGTTTATTTCTAATTGGTCAAGTTCTAATATAATTTCTACACTTATAGGATATTTTAAAGGAAATTATTATAATTATGGTATAGGCGTAAAACATCTAATAGATGAATATTTTACATCTGAAACAATTCAATTGAGAGAAATATGGACAGGAACTTTTAATAAAACAAAAGGAAAAATAGCTGCTTTCTGTAATAAAAGTAGTAGTATTTTAGATACTTCTGTAAATGATCATTATATTACATGTTCTTTACCTGTAATTTTTAATTCTGGAAATATAGAAGCTATTGTTAAATCTAGCACGGCAAGTGCAAGTATACCTTCATTTGTCCCGCCTCAGATAATTGATGGAGAAGAACATCAAGATTGCGGAGTTTTTAGTGCTAGTCCACTTATAATTTTTGAAAAGTCATTAAAACAATATCATAAAACACATTTAGATGAACCTATACATCTATTCTATTTTAATTCTGTAAATTTAGATTCAAGAAATGATTATACTATAATAAATCTTGTTGATAATCTTGAAAATACAATTCAAAATCTTGTAAATTCAAAATATATAGATGATCGTAAAATATGTTATTCACTTTTTGAACTTTTTTCACAATCTAATGAAACAGTTGAAACAGATATTGATGATCTTCTAAATGAAATTTCTCAAAAAACGGATTTTAAGTTTCAAACAGTAAGATTAATTTCTGGATCTTACAATAAATTAACTTACGAGAAAATAAGCAAACTACAAGAAAAATCAAAATATTCATTTATTGAAGTTTATCCCAAAGATCTTATAGAAATAAATATTAAAAACTTTGATGGTAATGATGTAGTATTTGGTATTAATACTGCAAAAAATATTTTATTATTTAAATTATGGATTCTTTTCTAAATCTTTTCTAATTAACATAATTAGAAAATTATTCTTCATCGCTGTAATGTATATCATCTATGAATTCATCATAATCATTATCTAGATCATTATCTTCAGTATAATATAAATCTACTGAATCATTTTTATTTTTCTTAATTTTCTCATTTTTTACTTCTTGAAGATTTTTATCAAGCTCGCTTATAACAAATTTTCTTTCTCTAAGCCATTTAAGATTAATTTTCCAATGTCTATTAAAAGCGTTATTAAGGTCTACAAGGTAATAAAAAATTGTAGATTCATCTCTAAATCCTCTTCCAAAAGATTGACCAAAAATAGTTTCTTCTTTTAATGTACAACAAATGATAATACAATTAAATCTTTTTCCAGTAAATCCTATACAAGAATTTACTTGATCCATTCCAGTACCAATCTTTGAAAAAGTACCTATTAAAACATCTGATACATTATAAGTATTTTTTGATTCATACATCCATTCAACTGAATCTGTAACTTTATTTTTTATTTCATTAAACATTAAATCTACATGTTCTTTAGTTTTTGTAAGAATTAATATAGTTTTCGAGTTTGCAAGTTCTTTTGAAACTATATTGTATATTATATTATTTCTTTCAGAAACATTAAAAATATAATTTAAGCAATTTGACCAATCAAGTTTTTTAATAGATCCATAACCTCTATAACTTTCTTTAGCTGTAATTCCTGTATTAACTTTGTAAAGTTTATAATCTCTTACAATAATTTTTTTTATGATAGTATCATTGTTACATAAATGATCTATAAATTTATGATATCCACAAAGAGTTGCTGAAAGAGAAACTATATATACAGGTCTAAATTGAAGTACAGTTGTGATTCTTGTTAAAGAACAAAACATATGAGCTTCATCCAAAATTAACATAGCTATTTTACCTTTAATTTCTTCAGGAAGTTTAGAAGCGTTCTGAACATTGCAAATGATAATATCCGCTTCTTCTAAATCTTTTTCAGTAATTACTGAAAATTTATTATTTTTGGAAGTTTTAACTGAAGAATCTTTAGAACCTTTTTTTAAAGCGGCATTTGTAAAAATTACTGTTTTAGCATTTGTGTCTGAATTATAAGAATCATACCAATTATTAATTAATGTAACAATGGGAACTATCACTAAAGTTTTAACTTTAAAATAAGCACTTATAGCAGTTCCAATTCTTGTTTTTCCATAACTTGGATCGATATTAAGAATACATGTTCCATAATTATTCATAAAATTAATAGCTTTATTGAAAACATCTACTTGTTCTCTATTAGTTTCCTGTGAAATAACTCCATTAAAAGTAAAATCTTTTTTTATATCTTTATGAGTATTAAGTTTATAAGTGAAATTATCTTCTTTTCCCATAGAACTAACTAACAATTTTCTTCCATAAGCATATGGAATATAAATCAAAGAAGGTTTTTGTAAACGATAATATGTAAAAGTTTTGGATTTATAATTAAAATTTGTAAGTGTAAATGTTAGATCATTAATAACATCTTTTTTTTCTTCTTTACTCCAAGAAGAATAATCAAAACATTGTGCCATTTAACTGATTTTTTATCTTTATTTTTTTATATTTTTTAATCAAATTAAAAAAATTGATTATAATTCTTTAATTTTTTTACTATAATGTAATCGCTACTCCTCATCTACCTTCACATCCCGTACCGTCCCCGCTAACAAACCCACACGATGACTTTTGTCAACCCGACTGTCCAAGATCTTTTGGACAACTTCAAATTCGAACTTGAAGACGAATTTGAAATGTCTGAAACCGTTCCCGAAAACATTTTCCAGGAGCCCCATGGCTCGTACGAGGAAGAGCTCTCTGAAAAGATCTCTAAAACGTACATGCTGGCCAAAAAAGCTCAAAAGAATGATCCTAAAAGCCCTGAAATCTCGAAGAATTTAAGGGAAGTTTTGCGACTTCTCCTGGAATCCAACGAGAGACCCCTCAGCGGCTTTACCAAGGCAGGGAAAGAATGGCTCTCGGAAATTCTTTCAGCTCAGAAAATCAGATGGAAAGACTTGTACGATTCTTTCCTGAAAAAGTGCGAAGAATTCCATCCATACAAAGAAGAATACGAATCTTTCCCCGTCTACGAGATTTCTCAATTCGCGAAGGATGAGAATCTCGATGAGCTCGATCTTTTTGGGATCGGGTTCATCCAGTTCACCACCACCACAAAAAATTATTTCAAAAAAACACCCAAGCATGTCCACAACAAATGCTCTTTCAATGGGTGCAATTTTGAAAACGTAGAAATCAGGAATTCTACTCTCGTTTCCTGCAATGTTCGCAACTGCGTCCTTGAGAATTGCGAAATTTTCAACGGTTCTATTGCAAACACTGAGATGGAAAACTGTTCCGGCAATCACGTCTATATGTTCAAGAACACTATCAAAAAATGCGCTTTCATCGAATGCAATGCTTTCGAGACCATGACTAACATCTTCAGATACCCCAAAACGAAGATGTTGCAAAAGGATTTCCTTTCTCTCTCTCCACTGGACTCATTTTCCGAGAAATCGGAGGATGAACCTCTTGGTTCACGTATGTCAAAAGAGAGGGGATCCTTTTGGAACATCTTCATAAACCCAATAAAGATGTTCCAAAAGGATTCTCCTTCTTCCGCTCCACTGGATTCATCTTTCGAGAAATCGGAATATGAACCTTTTGACATCCGCAAGTCCAGAGAAGAGAAATGGTTCCAGGAGATCCACTTTGTTATTTCATGAATATTATGGTAGTGGTGTGATCCCAATAGCATCACACCATGATATTCAAGAAAAAATATTTCGTTTATTTGATGTTTGATATAGTTTAGTTTTGAAAAAAAGAAATAAAAGCCAAAAATTTTTAATTTGAAAAAAGTTTGATATAGTTTAGTTTTGAAAAAAAGAAATAAAAGCCAAAAACAAAAAAAAACAATAATTATTATATATTGTTTTTAATAAAAAATTTAATATAAATCTTTAGAAGGTAATTTTTATATAGAAAAACATATTTTAATATAGAATGAATTTTCAAAATATTTCTATTAAAGGAAAAATACTTGAAAATTGTTTTATAGAAAATTGTATTTTAGAAAATTGTATTATCTTGAATTGTGATATAGAAAATTCCAAGATTACTTTTTCTAAATTATATAATTGTAAAACAAATTTATGTAGTTGTTTTTTTTGTGATTTTGCCTTAATTTGAATAAAAATCTTTCATTATAATAATAATAATGATTTCACGATGTTTAATAATATTAATAATATTCACAAGAATGATTTCTTTATAGAAAAGTATAAAAATATCTATAATATTTCCCGCTGTGAAACATTTTTAAGTAAGAAACTTTTTTTAGATAAATCTCATATTTTCCTAATAAAAAGATCGGAACAGATTAATGATTTTCTATATTTTGAAAAATATGGAATTCCTAAAAAACTTAAGGATTATTTCGAAAATACAGAAGTTAAAGATAATAATTTTTGGTTAAACATAGCAATAGAACTTGTAAATCATAAACTTGAAGATCATATAAATTTGTATTTTACTATTGACGAAACTTATGAAATTAAAAAAGCTCTTATAGAGCTTAATTCTAAATGGTTTATCATAGCTCATTCAATTGTTGAAAAATATAAAAATTATAATGTAAAATCAAATTATTTAGATTTATTTAAAAATGTTGATGTGAGATATATAGAAGGAGTAAAAAAATGGTTTAACAAAATTTTTTATTTGGATTTTAAAAATCGTAACATTAAAAATAATTTCAATGTAAGAGTTTCTTTTGAAGAAAATGTTAAAGTTTTTACTTATAAAAGATCTTTGTATGACCGTAATAGTATAAATAATTTTCAGAATTATTTACATTGGTATGAAAAACCTTATTTTAAGGAAATTATATCTCTTAATAATGAAAAAGAGATAAAAATCTGTAAAAGAAGACCTTTATTAGAATATAGTAAATCACTCGAACTTTCAAAATTTATAGAAGAATTAAAAAATAAACCTAATATGCAATATAGAATTTTGAAAAATGATAAAAAATTATCAGAATTGGATTATATAAAAATATATATGATTGAGGGAAAATTAAAGTAAATCTTAATTAAATTAATTAAGAATTTTAAATTAGATATTATCAATAGTAGCATAAACCTTTTCAGTACGATTACCATTTGTTCTGCAGACAAAGAATTTATCAAGTTTTCCTGAAAAATATTCTTCTGTAGCAATTTCAATTGCGTTAACTGAATTAGTCATAATAAGCGGAGGAGCATTGTTTTCAATCTGAATAGCTCTTGAACCAATAATTCTTGTTTTCTCAAAAATATTAAGTTTCTTGAAATTGTAATTTATTGGATTTCTTTTTCTTGGAGTATATTTTACAGCTTCATTAATAATTTCTGTATTAAGAGCTTCATCAAAGGAAATATTTTGTTTATTTTGTTTAATTACATCATTAAATTTCTTTTCAATATAACCTCTTTGATAATTTAATTTACATTGAATTTTATCAAAATCTACAATTCCTATATATTTTTCTTCTTGAAGATTATCTTTTCTATTAAGTTCTATAACTTCTGCAAGATCATAACCCCCATTAAAAACTGGAAGATAAAGATCACCACAAGTATTTCTCATAGAACCATCTGAGAAAATTACAATATTTTCTAATGCTTTAATCATGTCTCTTGTAAGTTCACCTGATTTTGCAGTTCCTAAAGCTGTATCAATAATACCTTCACGACCTGCTACCTGTGAAAAGAAAAGTTGCTCCACGGTAAGACCTTTAGAGAATGATCTTGGAATAAATCCATAAGCTTCTGGATTATGTTCATTAGGATCAAAGCAAGGAATAACTCTTCTATTATTATCAATTGTAGGTTTTATTCTTTCACCTCTATAATATTGCTGACCTACCATTCCTGCAATTTGAATTACGTTAAATCGGTCTCCTTTGGAACCTGCACCCATACCAGACATAATTCTAATGGGGTTATTTTCAGTAAGAAGATCATTAGCGATTTTTTCAGCAGCAGAAGCACTTGCAATATTTACTTGATCTGTAATTTGTCTTTCACGATATTTTTCTTCCATAGAATCCGAAGATTTTCCTCCTAAAGATTCTACTTTAGAAATAACATCTCTTGCAATTTCTTCAGCAGTACGATCATTAACGTTGTAATCATTTTTATCAGAATCTGTTGCAATATTCAAACAATCACCAATTCCTACAGAAAATCCATTTTCGATAAGCCATTTATTAAGAAGTTTTGGACCTTCAGACATAAAATCTACAATAGTTTCATGTTCAAAATCTCTCCAAAGTTCTTGAATAATAGATCTTTTAACAGTTCCTACCATTTTCTTGTTAAGATTACCAGAAACAAGAATACCATCAATAATTTTAACATGATTTTTACCATCTTTCTTTTCATAGAAAAACCCTTCCGGAAGTAAAGCCGAAAATGCTGCTCTTCCTGATCTTGGATGAATTCCAAGTTTCTTTAATCTTTTGAATAGAGTTGGAAGATATTCTTTATTTACAATGATATTCATAAGTTCTTTGAAAAAATTATCTTTGATCATAACAGAATCTTTGCTAATAAGGTATGAAGCAAGAATCGAATTTAGAGTGAAACCCATAACAGGTTCACTTCCACCTCTATGCATGATATTCTGTTTAGAATTATGAACAAGTCTTGTTTCAACTTCTGTTTCAAGATCTCTTGGATTCCAAATATTATTTTCATCACCATCAAAATCAGCGTTTAATGGTGTAGTATACGAAAGATGAATACCTATCGTAAGTTGATCACCAAGTACTACTTCAAATCCCATCATAGAATATTTATGAAGATTTGGTTGACGATTAGCAGAAACATAATCACCATTTTGTAAATGTCTATCAACCGAATCACCAATTTTAAGAGTATACCGTGATAAAAACTCTTTATTTACGACTCTTTTAATTCCTCTGCTAGAATAGATAGCTTCTATTTTTCCTTCTCTTAAAAGTTTTGTAAGATATTCATGATTGAAATCAGCTACCTTAACATTTTTAGTAAGGATATCTACCCATAATTTTGGAACTCTTATTTGACCAAATCTTAAAGTAGTATCTGGTCCTGAAACAGTTCTTGAAGCGTAATTATTACGTTTACCATTCATGGTACCTCTGATAAGACCTTCTTTTCCTTGAACAAGTTTGCTTACACTCATCGATTCAGATTTTTTAATTTTTGAATCTTCTTCCTTCATTGAAATAATAGCACTTACAGTTCTATAAAGTTCACTTTCAAGATTTTTAGTTTTGGTCATTCCAGATTTATTTCTTATTTCTTTAACTTTCGAAAGAATTGCTTTATATGCAGGTGTTAAAGTTTGCTTATCAGAAAGAGCAGAAAATTTTTGTTCTACACGAACTCTTGCAACGTTAGGACATACAAGAATTCCTTGAAGAATAAAATCTTTAGGATGAGTTCCTACATCAAAACCCATAGTTTGAGCATCTTCAGGAGAAATAGATTTAAGAATATCATAAATAGCATCAATACTCATTATATTATCTTCATCGAAATTATCTGCTCCTTTAGCATTTTTAGAATTTACATGATTAAATCTAAAAATACCAGATTCTTTATTAACTTCATATTTAGGGTTGATACCACATGCTATAATATTTTGTTCTGTGGATGATAATCTTGAATCTTTGTTGGTACATGGAAGTTTCTTACATTCAAGTTCTAAAGCTTTTAATCTCTTAGAACCTTTCAAATTAAGAAGACCTTTCTCTTTCATTGCATTTTTATCATAAAGTAAGCATCCACATTTACCGCAAATAATATGCAGAACATATTGAATTTCACGTGTATACATTGGATGAGGAATTTTAACACCTCCAAAATCGATAAGTCCATAATGTCCAGGACAATCATAATTATTACAATAAGCACATTGAACATTCATATTATAAGATCCCATACGTTCATCGTATAAAGATCCAGGACCGGAATCAGTAGTTTCTGTAATTTCACAGACTTTAATTTTTTTCATTTCTTCATAACTATAAGGTGCTATACTTATAGATTTTAACATAAGATTTTGAAGTGCATCTCTACGATCATAATTTTTATTAATAAATGTATTTTTATCAAATGTACTCTTAAAATTCAGATCTTTATTTTGATTTTGAAGTGCATTAATTTTATTTAAGATAGAATTCTTTTTTGGTAAATTACCACCAAGATTGATATCTTTCTTAAGAAATGGTTTTTTAGTATTTAACATTTTAAATGGATATTTTAACAATTTAGTTTTTTTATGTCTTTTACATAATTATAGAATGATTTAGTTTTTTATATCAATTTTGATATTTTAATTTTTATCATGTATACTATACTTTTATTTTAAAAGTTTTTAAAGATTATAATTCTAAAGATGACATTCATTGATTTTTTATAAATCAAATATTGGCAAAGAAAGAAATGAATATCATAAATACAACAAAAATTATTATTGATAATAAAGGTATTTCTCTTATTACTAAGGATATAAATTCATATATTAACCCTACTGATGAATTTATTTCATGGACTATTATTCCATCAAAATCATTGGTAAATATCTCGAAAATGGAAATTAATTGTTATTTTGACGATAAGTTTATCGTCCATGAAATTTCATTAAAAGAAATAAAAAATTGTATCACATTAATAGGAGAATCTTTAAGTTCAAAGATAGGTATGTGTATCGCAAATCTTGAAAGTCATGCTATTAATAATATATGTGAAAATAATAATTATTTTGAAGGTTCTCAGTCCGAAATAATGCTTTACAAATTTATTACTGGTATTACTGCTTATTATCTTTTAATGTATCTTATTTCTGACAATCTTTTACTTAAAGCAGTTCCTTTACATATCACATTTCAGGAAATTAGTATAGCTCTTAGTAAAGAGTATTTTAGATTTATAAGAATATATGTGGAATCAATTATGAATTTTAAAGGAATTATAGGTCATTTAGCGACTATGGTTCTTGAATTTATGAATACATGGGAAATTTTCTTCATAGATTCTAATTTTACCTTTGATACAAATCTTTTCTATAAAGAAATTTATTCAAGTATTCTTTTAAAAAATATAAGAGATGCTTCTGAACTTTCTGTTTATATTCAATCTGAAATAATAAAAATTAAGATTATGCAAGAATCTATTCAAGATCTTATGAAAGAACATCAATTATTAGCTTTAACTCTTAAAAAACAAATTAAAAATGATATTATTAATGAAATACGTAATGAAATTGTTTTAGAAACAAATCATAATATGGAACATGAAAAGAAAATTCTTAAAAATGAAATTAATTCGATGTTAGAAACTATTAATAATTCATTTGAAACTGGTTATAATTCACTAAATGAATTTATTGATAAAAGTATGATTGAAATGGCAAGAAATAATGATATTCTTGTAAGAAATGTTTCTAAAAATATAGAAAGTGAAATTTCAATAGTTATTTCATCGATTACTAAACAGTTAAAACCAGAAAATATAGATAAAATGCTTTCTGTAATAATTCCTGTAAAAGTAAGTAATTATTTAAAATCTTTAGGATTTAAACAAAGTGATAAATAAAAAATTTTAGGTTATTAACCTAAAATTAAAATTGTAAAACTTTTAATTGTTTTACTTTCATTGTATTTTGAGAATTTCCTAGAAAATATTGTAAATTAAAACTTGAAAGAACATAATTTACAATAAAATTATTAAATACCGAACTAAAAATATTTTTTATAAAAGATTGTTCTACAATATGAGATGTTACAATTACATCTTTTGTAGCATTTAACATATGTGTAGTGCTATTATTATTTAAAAAATAAAATTTATCAATTTTGTTAAATTGTAAATAAAGTTCTTCTAAAGATTCCATTGTAAAAATTTCTTCATAAGAATTTATTTTATTAAAAGTTGCTACTATCTTTCTCAACTTATTTTTCCCTGAAAGTTCTGAAAGTGAGTAAATATTACAATATTCAAAATTTATTTCGGTAATTTTTTCTAAACGTTCAATACCCGAGAGAGATATAATTTTTTTATTAAAACCTATATTAAGATTTTCAAGATTTACAAGTTCTGAAATAAAAGAAATATTACTAAGAATATTTTTACTGATATCCAATGTTTGTAACATTATAAGATCTTTTAAAGCGTTACACTCTGAAAGATTATTTTGCGAAATATCAAGAATTCTAAGATTTTTTAAATTGATAGGATCTTGAATTTTGAAAATATTATTTGACTTTAATGAAAGTATTTCAAGTTCTGTAAATTTATTAATTCCTTCAACACTTAAAAGACCTGTATGTTCAAGATTTAATATTTTAAGTTTATTACCTACAACAGAAACAAGATTGTTTAATACAGGAACCTTATTATAAGAACAATCAAGAATTTTTAATTCTGGGAATTTAAGTTGTACTCCGAGAAATTCTATACAATTTTCACTACAATAAAATTCTTTAAGTTTTTCTTCAATTATATAGTTTTTAAGATCGTTAATATTTGAAATTCTATTTCTTGAAATATCAAGTTTTTCAATTTCAAATTTACTACACCCATTTTCTTGATTTATATCAGTAATATCTTCAAATAAAGATTTAATCGTAAAATATTTTTTGCTTGATAAATCTAAAAATATTTTTTTTGGAATTTTAATGCTATATTGTACTTCATACATTTTTCCGTATTATTATTATTTTAAAATACATCACAGTAATATTAGAAAATATGGAAGTAGAAACTTTTAATAAAACTTTAATCAAAAATATTTCAGACCTCAAAAATTATTATCACGCTACCTATTATCATTGTCTAGAATCTAATTTTAAAGATCATATTCATGATAATTCATGTAATTCTTCATGTAATATAATCAATGAATGTTATTTTAAGAGAATAAAAGAATGTAATCATGATGAAAAAGAACATCAAAATTTTATTGTTTGGTTTGTTCAGATAGAAGAAAAGATAAAACAATGTCAATGAAAAATCAGAAAAAAAAATCCTTAAATTCAAATATTTTTCAAGATTTTATCCATGTTGAAATTTTAGAAAACGAATGTATTATCGATTATGAAACGAATTATATAGATGATTTTCCTGCATCGTCAATATTAACTCTAGATTTTTCAAATTTTCAAATTTTTGATTTACCTAAAAATTTAGAATTAATGGTAAATCTTAAAAATCTTATCATTGATGGTTCAAAAATTAAAGTATCTGATCTAGATATTATTTCAATGTTACCTAATCTACTATTTTTCTCAGCAAAAAACTGTGAACTTACTGATTCACCTATCTTTCCAGAATCTATAGAAACTATTGATTTAAGTAATAATAAAATTACTAATATTAACGGTTTTTATCATTTACCAAATCTTAAAAATGTTTACTTGTCTTACAATTCTATTTCAAGTTGTATTAATTCATTTAACGACAACCTTGAAAGACTTCATCTTAATAACAATCAACTTATACAAATTAAAATTCAAATTAATTCATTAAAAGAATTATTAATTAATGATAACAATTTAAAAATTTTACCTGCTATTCCAATTTCAGAAAATTTAATTGTTTTTGATTGTTCGTTTAATAATCTTACTTCGTTTAACAATATTCTTTCATTTTCTTCTAATTTTAATTATAAATGTAAATTCTTTTCAAGTATTGGTAATAAATACGAACAGAAATTTGAAAATATTTTTAAAGAAAACTATTTTTTCTTTGTTAAAGATATAATTTTTTCGAAAGAAAATCATCTCGATTTCCAGGATGATAATTATTTTTCAGTAAATTCTTTTAAAAAATTTACTTCTAAAGATTTTTACTATGATTCTCACTACGATTTTAGTTAAATTGATTCAAAAATAAAAAAGTTTTTTATTTTTTAAAATGTCTTTTCCTAAAGAAATCTTTATTGAAACTCCTATTTCATGTTCTTATTGTAAGAATATTAAAAGTTTTTACACAGAATTCTCAGATAATTCATTGATGTGTTTTGATTGTAAAAAATTAATGAATATAGCTTCATATGAAAATCAAAAACAAATTATTTTGAATAATAAAGTAGCGTGTTGTTTTATCGCTCCCTTTGAATTTACATCTAAAAGAGATCATGTATTAGAATATTCTTTTCCAACAAATTTTTCAATGAATGAAGAAGATAAAAAAATTGAAGGTATTTGTAATCATATATGTTCTATAAGGGATATTTTTTATCATAAACAAAATTGTGAGTATAGTTCTTTTATATGTTTTTTCTGTAAACAATTATTTAAAAGTGAATTTATTGAATCTCATAGTAAATTCTGTGAAAAAAAATACAGAGAACAGTTGAAGAAAGAGAAAATGAAAGAACAAGCAGAAGAATTTTTCAGACTTATTACTTCAAGAAATCCCAATAATTAATTATTTAAGAGAATCTCTTAAATAATCATTTTGATCAAAAAACCTTACTTTTTTCTATAAATAGTGATTGCTGAACAGAATGAATTCCAAAAGAACAGCCGAAATGCTTGTTGACTACGAGCGAACCAAGAGATTAAAATCTCTGTCTTTTGAATATGCATTCCATGACCAACAATTCCGGTGTGCTGTAGAGGCACACATCGTCGTACAGATCACCGATGAATTCATCGCGTGCGGTGATCTTGTGTTCAACATCGGCTCTTTGAACACAGGGTTATTACGACGGGACTAGCCACGTCCTAAAAGGCTGACGGCGAGAAATTGCCGTTAAATATTCAGCAAAGATATTTAACAAATTGATTAAAAAATATATTTTATTTAAAATAAAAAACCAAACAAGCTATTAGTAATTATGTGTGGAATTTGGGGTTACTTTTCTATTAAATCTCATAAACTTCATTTTTATAATTCTTTTATGAAAATCAAACATAGAGGTCCTGATCGTACTATTTTTATCGATTCTGGAAATTACAAACTTGGATTTCATAGACTTGCAATCATGGATACTAAAATTTTAGGTGATCAACCATTTACATTTTCTTATACTATTGATGATGTTAGAAAAACAATTTATGTGATGTGTAATGGTGAAATTTACAATTATCACGAAATAATTTCTTCTGAAGATTTTAAAGAAACACTTAAACTTACTTCTTATATTATGAAATCCAATTCAGACTGTGAAATTCTTCTCCCATTATTTATTAGGTACGGAATGGAACATGTTCTTAAAATGATCAGAGGAGAATTCGCAATTTCTATTTTAGAAATTTCAGAAACAGAAACTTCTAAAAATTATAATCTATATCTTGGAAGAGACAGATTTGGAATAAGACCTCTATTTTTTTTCCAAGAAGAAAATTCATTAGGATTTTGTTCCGAAATGAAAGGTCTTATAGATCTTACTAATGAAAATATCAAAGTTTTTCCTCCAAGATCTTTTCTAACTTTATCTCAATCTTCAAATTCTGATAATATGATCGTAGATTTTAAAAGTTATTACGATATTTCTTCAGATCTAATTGATTTTGGAGATGAAATTTCCCTCGAAACAATTAAAACAATGATAAGAAAACAATTTAAAAAATCTGTCAAATCAATGCTTTGTTCAGATCGTGAATTAGGATGTCTCCTTTCTGGAGGTCTCGATTCAAGTCTGGTTTCAAGTATCGCTTCAAAATATCTTCAAAAAAGAGGAAAAAAACTTAAAACATTTTCTATCGGAATGCCTAATAGTCCTGATGCTTTATATGCCAAAATGGTAGCAGATCATATTGGAAGTGATCATACAAATATTGTAATTGAAGATTCTGAATGGCTTAAAAGTCTTAAAAAAGTAATCTATATTACAGAAACATATGATATTACAACTATAAGAGCTACTACAGGTCAATATCTAATTTCTAAATGGATTTCTGAAAATACTAATATTAAAGTTCTTTTAATTGGTGATGGTTCAGACGAACTTACATCTGGATATCTTTACTTTCATAAAGCTCCCTCTCCTGAAGACTCTCATAATGAGAATGTAAGACTTCTCACAGATATTCATTATTATGATGTTTTAAGAGCAGATCGTGGAATTGCTTCCAATGGTCTTGAAGCAAGAGTTCCATTTTTAGATTATGATTTTGTAAAATTATATCTTTCTCTAGATAAAAATTTGAGACAACCTCAAGAAGAAATTATTGAAGGCAAACCCGTGAAATGCGAAAAATGGCTTCTTAGAAAATCTTTCGAGGATTCTAATTTACTTCCCAAAAAAGTTTTATGGAGAAAGAAAGAAGCTTTTTCAGATGGGGTTTCAAGTACTGTAAAATCATGGTATGAAATTATTCAAGAACGTATTAATCTAGAAATTTCAGAATCATATTTTAATAAAAATATTAAAAAATACAATGGTTATTTAGTTCCACATACTAAAGAAGCATTGTATTATCATGAAATTTTTGATTCTTTCTTTCCTAAACAATACAGTATTTTAAATTATTACTGGCTTCCTAAATGGATTCCTGGAATTACTGATCCTTCGGCAAGAATTCTTAGTATTTACAAATAAAATCTCATATAATTTATAATTTATTCAAATTATAAATGTTAAACTAAATAAAATAATTAACTTTTATTTTTAACTAACTCAAAAGTTCTCTAATTTTTAAAATAATAATTTCCAAATTTAAAGGTATTTCAAATTCCGAATTATATTCAGCTATTTTTGGTATTTCTATAGTATTTACGCGTGCTGGTAATTCATTTTCAGGATCATTTAAATCTTCTTCATTTTCAGGATCATCTAAATCTTCTTCATTTTCAGGATCATCTAAATCTTCTTCATTTTCAGGATCATTTAAATCTTCTTCATTTTCAGGATCATCTAAATCGATACCATTTTCAGGATCATCTAAATCGATACCATTTTCAGGATCATCTAAATCGATACCATTTTCAGGATCATCTAAATCGATACCATTTTCAGATTCATTTTCAAATGAGATAGAATCGATATCATCATCGATAAACTGAAAAACATTAATGCTTTTATTTAAAATAAAATCATTAGATTTACCAGTAGTATAAACACTTTCTTTTTCATATATTTTTTCTACGTAATCTGGTAATTGATATAATGTTTCAGTATCAGGGATTTCTTCAAACCAATATCTTAAACATTCTACTGTTTTAGAATTAATTTTATCTTTTTCGTATAATTCTAAAATTTTTTGAATACAATCAATATTACAACATTCTAATATTGAAGTGCATAAAATATCATGACCTTTATAATTTTGTCTATAAAGATCAGCACCGTAAAATATAAGAGAATTTACTATGTCGATAATACCATATTTAACTGCTACATGTAAAGCAGTATATTTTTTATTAGGTGGCTGATAATTAATATCAACAATATTTGTTTCTAAAAAATAATAATATATAGTTTGATATTCATAAAAAATTTTTTTGTAAGGAAAATTATCACAGAGTAATATTATAAGTTCTATAAATGGTGTACTATAATCTGAAGAAATATATGGATCTGCATTATTCTCAATAAAAAATTTTACTAATTTAATATTACATTTTGAAACAGCGTATGAAAGAGGTGTTCTTCCAGATTTACTTTGAGAATTGATATCGGCACCGTAATATAAAAGAATTTTTGCTATATTTTCATTATTATAACTTGATGCCCAGTGTAGAGCAGTACCACCAGAATAATCTTTATAATCTACTGGGTGACCTCCTTTTATTATATTGTGAATGGATAATTCGTTTTGTAAAATTACAGCTTGAACTAGAGGTGAAGGAATAAAAATATCTGATTCGAGTTCAATCAAATAATTTTCCCATTTATAAAAATCTTCGTCGTATAATTCAGTATAAACAGGTGCAAATTCCATTTCTAGATCAAGAGTATTATCCATTACAGTAATTTTTATTTAAAATTAATAGTAATATATATTTCATCCTTGATTAGAAATGAAAAGATTTTTAATCAAAAAATAGTATAGTATACATTCCCCAAAAAATATTTATTATAATTTTTCAAATTATAATTTTAATGATTTAATCATCATCGTCATAATAATCGTCATCTCCTTCATCTTCTTCGATTTCATCTTCAGGTTCTTCTTCAAAAACATCTTCGGCGTCTAATATTTCATTAACAAAAGTTTCAGATGAATTACCAAAAATTTCTTTTTTATAATTTTCATTAGTAATGAATTTAGGTCTTATTTTAATACCAGCAGCACTTAGAATGTGTTGAAAATATTTAAAAACGTATGCAATATCAGTTTTCCCAAAATTTTCTTGATTTTCATTACCACATGCTTTACATACAAATTTATCTTTAATAGTATTGTTAACGGCATAATCACCGCATACAGTACATATTACAGTTTTATAACGATCAGACACCCAGCAGAGACGTTCTCTGCCAAATGCACTTGAACCGTGTGAAATACAACAGTCACGTTCCATTTCTCCGAAACGAATACCTCCTAAATTTCCTCTTCCTCTAAGAGGTTGTCTTGTCATAGGTTTTAAAACACCAATACCTCTTGCTTGAATTTTATCAGCTACATGATGTTTAAGAGTTTGGAAATAAACAGGTCCCATAAATAATTTATTTTCATGTTCTTCTCCTGTTTCACCTGAAAAAGTTCTTTCTTTTCCAAATTTTTCTAAACCTTCTAATGAAAGAATTTTACTGAACAAATTGATATTTGGGCTTCTGAAAGCTGATAAATCAATTTTTTCTGCTATGTAAGCTCCTGCTTTTGTTCCTAAAAGTTCAATAAGATAAGAAATAGTCATACGGGCAGGAATACAATGAGTATTTACAAAAAGATCTGGAATAATACCTGTATCAATACTACAAGGGAGTAAATGTCTTGGTTTCTTTTCACCAATAGTTCCTTTCTGAGCACATCTAGGAGCAAATTTATCACCTTCTCTTGGAATTCTCATAAGACGAAGTTTTACATAGATAGTATTACTGTTTGATGTTACAAAAATTTTGGTAACAATACCAGATTCACCAATTTTTAAGAAAGTACTTTTATTAACTTGTTTCTTTTCACCATTAGGTTCCGTATGTGTTTCAACTTTACCGATTACACAATCACCTGATTTAAGATAAGCTTGAAGAGCAGGTAAACCATTTTCTTGTATGTAACGATATCTCATGGAATCGGCTCCTTGAACTTTACTTGGAAGACAATATTCTTCTTTAACACCTGGTTCTATATTTTTCTTTTTCTCAGAAGAATAAACAGCATATTTATAATTTCTGAACATTCCTGCTTGAAGTGCTTCATCTTTAAGAACAAAAGCGTCTTCTTGTGTATGTTCAAAAGTACTAAAAGCAACTACTACTGATTGACCTTGTGATTTAGTATCAATTCCGATTGTAGTACCTAATACTGTATCTCCTATAGGAGGAGATGGAAAAGCAAGAATTTTAGATTTAGTATCATATCTGTTAATATGATTTTCATGATATACACCTAAAGCTTGTTTACCCATATTTACTTGATAAACATTTCTAGGTGCTTGATTATGATTTGCCAAAGGTACAAGGGTAGCAGAAATTCCTAGAGAAGAAAGACCATGAATCATACAGTGAGTGTAAGGTAATGTATTATTATGTCGGTTATATTTTAAAAGAGAAAATTCAACATTACTTTGAGCAAGTTCTAAATCAAGAACTTTACCAGTAGAATCTAATATAGTTTCTCCATTAGTAACTTTTTCAAGAATTTCTAGAGATTTTTCATATTCTTTTTTCAAAGAATTTATAAGTGTTACACGTTGATAAATATTATTAGGGTTTGTGGCAAGTTTTATCGATTCTTGTTCCCAACTTGAAATAAATTCTATGCAACCACTAGCAATAAGTTCATGAATAGGAGCACCTCTAAGACCTTTTCTATCAATTTCTAATTGTTGATCTTCATTAACAATTAGAAAAGGACTCATAGGTCTTGAAGGGCTAAGATCGATGTGAAGAATATCATTAATATGAATTACAGACATTTCTATAGGAAAAAGACCATTTCGACGACCTTCAATTAAAAATTTCTTTAGAGAAACAGCGTTACAATAACCCATAAAACCGGAATTTACAAAAACTATATCTTTATTATTTTCTGATTCTTCGTTAAAAACCATTGGAGGTAAATTTAAATTTACGTCACCCATTATCTGGCGTTTAATATCTTTATCAGAAACACCGAGACTTACATATGTAAGAATGGAAATATTTTTTACAATACCACAATTTTCTCCTTCTGCTGTTGTAATATAACATACAATCGGAAACTGTGAATTTTGAACGATTCGAATCTGTGGAAGATTATCAGTTCTTGGAACTCCTACATTGATTGTAGCAAGATGAGCATTAGTAGCAATAATAGAATCTCTATTAAGAATTTGTGTAACATTTTTCTTTTGAGATTTACCTTTAACTCCCCATTCTGGTTGAATAAATGAAGATGTAAATTCATTAGTGATATCTTTACCAATATTTTTAAGAATTTCGTTAAATGAAGAAATCTGTTTATTAGCAATTTTATCATTAATAGAATTTAAACATGATTCCCAAGAAGTTTTTAAATGTTTTTCCATAAGATTTCCAGCAGTTTCTACAAGTTTATTACTCCAAGAATCACGATCATCCGGACTTCTAAAACCACAAAGAACTTCTAAATATTTAGCGATCATAGAACTTAAAGTTTGAAGTTTCATTAAAACAGATCTTTTTTTTCTATCTTCAGCACTTTCACCTGCATATGGTTCAGGATTATCGAGATTTGGAAAAAGATCGAGATTAAGAGTATCTTCAATAATTTTCCTAAGATCTTTTTCAGAAATATTATCTGGAATTTTCTGTATCTTTTGTATTTTATATCTCATAAGATCTACATCATTATTTTCAGAATAAATATCACTTATAGTATATACAAGTCTTTGAAGACACTTTTCACGATTTTCGGGTTTAATATATCTTCCAATCATACTTCGAATATCATCAAAATTAGTAATTCCGAAAAGTCTAAAAATTCTAAGAACGTTAATCTTTTCAACAGTTTGTTGACCAGTAGTAGAAATTTTCTTTTTAAGACCTTTTTTATCAAGATCTTCTTGATATTTAATAGAAACAAGTTTGTATTCGATAATATTTTCTTTAGAATTATTTAACGAACAAACTACCGTTTTTCCATTTTTTAAAGAAATAGTAATACGGCATTCTTTAAGAGAATCTTTATTTTTGGAATCTCCACTTTTATTTTTTGATTTACTTTCAAGAACATAAATTTTTTGTAACGACATCTTCTCTTGGTACATAAGAACTTTTTCGGTACCTTCTACAATAAAATACCCTCCACAATCATCAGGATCTTCTCCTAAAAGTCTTAATTCATTAGGTGTTTTTCCATGAAGAACACAAGCATCTGATTTAAGCATTAGGGGTATATTAGCAATATGTTGTGATTTCTTTTCAAGAATTTCACCAGTATCCATCCTTGTTTTTATAAAATCTAACCACCATTCACATGCATATGTTACATTATTTTGTCTACAATATTGAGGTGTAAGAATATACTGAACTCCTTTTTCAACTCTCATAGGAGTTTTAATTACAAGATTATCAAAATAAACCCTTATCTTAGTTCCATCTTTTTCTTCATATATAATTTCTTTATCCATTGCAAGATTATTCTTGGAATTCATCTTAATCCAATAATTATATGTATTAATATGATTATAACCTAAAGTTTTATAATCAAGATAATCCATAAGAATATCAGTACTTTGTTGATCAGTATATTTATTTTCGGGATTTTCATAAACACCGTTGTTAAATCTTTCATAATATTGTTTTTTGATTGATGAGTAATTCGGATCCATTTTTACAACACTAATTTTTAATTGAGTTATTGTTATTATTATCAAGATTTAAATAATTTTCCAATCAATATTACTTTTTTTGTATATAACTTATATACAAATTTATTAAATTTTAGTGTTAAAAATCTTGAAAGTTATCTGTATAATAATTGTAATCATCATATTGATTTATTATATGCTTTCTATTATTAGAATTATTATTAGTATTTGAATAATTAATATTTTCTTTTTTGTAAAAATTTAAAAGATTATCTTTAATTTTTTGTGAATTATCTTCAATTAGGAATTTATTATTTTTTTGTTTATTATGTAAATTTTCTATTTTTAATTTTTGATTTTCAATGTATTTTCCACTGGCATCTAATAATTGAAGACTTGTAAATGTTAATAAAGGTCCTATAGACATTATAAGTAAAGGTTTCACCAATTGGAATATATTAAATATTTGATCTAATAACATTCCAGATGTTCTAGAAGATCTTATAAAGACATTTTTTAAAAGATATACCAAAAAAATACCAGTTATACCTGCAGTGATAATAGGTAGTGAGTAAGAAAGATCCTTTAATGAATCTTTTAAAGAATCCTTATTATTTCGTTTAATTTCTTTAATTTCCTCTTCTTCAAAAAAAATATTTAGGATTTGGTCATGAATATTTAAAATTATATCTGCAATATTTGACATTTATTTTAAAAAAATAAATATTTTATCTATAACTACATAAAAAGTTTTTAAAATTGATTAATAATATTAATTTTAAAAACTAAAAATAGTATCATAATGGCAAATTTTGATAAACTTTTTTCAAATTTTATTGAGAATAATATAGAAAATACACTTTTCCAAAAAAATAAATCTTCTATCAAAAATATTGATTTTTCCGAATTATCAAATAAAAATATCATAAGTGTTAATCTTAACAATAATTTTATTACAAATATTAAAAATATTTCTGAACTTAAAAAACTTAAAAGACTTGATCTTTCAAATAATTTACTTGAAGATATTTCTGAAATATCAGATCTACCTTGTTTGAGAAGCATAAATATCAGTAATAATAATATTACTGATATATTACATCTTTTTCAAATAACTTCTTTAGAAGAAATTATATGTTCTAGCAATTTTATAAAAATAATTGACCTTACTCCTAA